CGGACTGTTGATGATGTACGCGGTTGCGACCGTGCCGCCCTGTGCTCCAGGCCAGAATGGCGAGTAAATCGGTGCGCCACCACCGCTTGGCGTATACCAACAACCCTGAAAAATGCCCATCAGGACGTTGGATGTGACGGTTGTCGGCGTCGCCAAGGCGATAAAAGCCGAGTTGGTTGCTTCTTTGACGACCGGATCGCCAAACCCGATTTGCGTCGAGTAGGCCGGACGGATGGGAACCTGCGTCAATTGATAGTCGACGGCATACCCAGGCAAATAGCCGAAATGGGCGAATCCGTACTGCGACTGTGTGTTAGCCACGGCGTTAGGCTCCGAGCTAGGGCTATCAGCCCGTACCCGGCAGGCGCTGCCATGGTTAGTGGGGCGGTTAAACCGTCACGGCGCGTGACGATCAGGGGATCAAGACTGCAGGCGCTGCTCGTCCGATCATCGTCTTTCCTGCGGCGCGCAGGAAATGTAGTTCCATGCCGTATAGGGCAAGAACGGACGGCATGTCAAGCGCCGCCCGTTCCCACAATCACTCAACGTACTCGAGCCGTTGCTGCTCTTTTGCTTCTTCGGCGGTCTTTGGCGCCGCAGGAAGCTGAAGGACATTGGCTTTCTGACCGGATTTTAGCCAATTCAGCAAGACGATGTCGCCATTCGGGAGTTCCAGCGCATCGTGATGCGTAAACTTCTCGTCTTTCTTGACCTGACAGAACCGGCCAACCTTGGTTGATCGTGTGGTGAAGACCATCCCACGATACAGGCCGTCCAGCTTTCCGGCGGACATGATGTCTTCCTCGAACGCGATTTCAGTACCGGGAAGAACGCAAACCGCAACATCCTCGCCACTGGCGGGGGCAAAGCCGGCTGTGCCGGAAACGAAATTCTTGGTGACGAGGTGCTCGCCGACTTCGGCAGGACGCGAAGCGACGGCTTGGAGCGAATAATCGCAGATGGCAGCCTCCTATCGCTGATTTCCTGACAGCCTACGCCGATTGCTCCGACGCGGCAAGCGGCTTTTGCTTCCTCGGACGGCCACGCTTGCGTTTCGGAGGATCGCCAAAGGCGGTCTCATTCATCGCCTGCCGCGCCTTTTCGTAATCTTTCTGCAATGATCGCGCATCAATAGAGGCATCGCCGCCATTGACGGAAACCTGCGCGATCATTGGTTGCTGGAACTGCACCTGCTGTGCTGGCAACATTGGGGCCATAACAGGCGGCTGGCTGGGTTGCGGCATCCATCCCGGAGGCGGAGGCGCTGGTTGCTGCCCAGCCTCCGCCACTTTCTGCTGCATTTCCGCCATCTGCTGACCTTGCGTGATGTGCTGCAGGTAGTTCCCACGATAGTCGAATTGGCCGACATGAGACACGTCATAACCAATCGCTGCCCATACCTGGCCGCCACAGCGCCGATACCGGATGCAAAACGACAGGTCTTCGCTGACGACGCCGCGTTCCGGAATATCCAACTTCTCAAAACATCGAATAATTCGATTGGCCCCCGCCTGCCGCAAAATGCCTGCCGCCGGATGCAGATCAATGCGGTAGTCCGCAAGCTCCGGAAACTTCTCCAATATGGTTTTTACCACGCTCTTGTGTATTAAAGTACAGCCCATTCCCACCCCCTCAACCTTCATGAAATTGCCGCGGCGTTCGCTTTGCGGCGATCCCTCGCCGGACCCGGCCCACGACACCGGCAATTTGCGTTGCGGATAAATCGTCCCCACGATCGGCTCATCAAACACCAGCATGTCGAGAACCATATTCGGATCGATCCCCATATCGGCATCGATAAACAAGAGGTAGTCAATGTCCGGCATGGTATCGTGCCAAATGGTGGCAACCATCGACCGCAGTTCCGCTATATCGGGGAACGATAGCGTGGAAACCGACGCCCCCACCGACTTCGACGTTAACATCTGGCTGATCTGATGGGTGGACAGAAAAGTCGTGGCCGTCAGGGTATTGCCGAAAGCGGGAACGAAAATAAACACCTTCTTCATGACACAGCTTTCCTCTGCTTATTAACGTCTCGTTGCCATTCAAATTCCGCTATAATCTTGGAAAATTCATGGCTGGACTTTTGGTTTTCATTAATAGCGCGACTCAGAACCTCACCGTATTCCCCAAGACTAAAGTCAAATGGGTATTCGTATCGCTTAAATCTTACCTCGTTTTTCCACAAATAATAGGAATTCCAAGCGGCTGCACCCTCCCGCAACACATTGCACAAAGCAACATCCTCACACCGGATAAACTCTATCAAGGGATATTTGGGCACAAAATGCAATGTGTTGCCTTCTGGCCAGACAATATAGCGGTGATGATGATAGCCACGATACCCCTCGCCCGGATTAGGGTTGGCGTCCACCCCCTTAGCCATTTCCGCTGCCGGGGATGGCGTTTCGATATATCCGGCCTTTCCTACGCGAGACATTTCCCGACAGGCATGAAACGGGTTGAACATATCCTCTAGCGTATGACGACAATAAACAAAATCAAACGTCTTGTTCGGAAAGGGTATCAAATCCTCGGCCAAATCGGCCTTAATTCCCTTTCCTTTCGGCACAAATTTCACATCGAAGTCAATAAAGGCATCGGCACGATCCCAGGGCCCACGACCGGGCCCGATTTCCAATACCTTGTGATGCGGCTTGATCTTCTTGGCCAGCAGCCAGTCCAACACGATTTGCGACTGGGTCCAACTTTTGTAGTCGCTCTCGGAAATATACGGCAGGCCGGTCACGCCAGATCCCTCAATAGCTGCTTGGCCCGATGCGCCCACAAATGCCGATCCTTGATGATCTTACGCGACTCAACAATGCCGCGCTGGCGCATTTGCGGGTTTCCCAGCCATTTCCTAGCCTGTTCGCAAAACGTATCTGCGTTATACTCGCCATAATGGAACCCCGGCGCAAAACATTCCGTCATTTGCCCCGCCTTGCCTAAATGCGGTGATTCATTAGCCATAACGAACCCGCCAACCGCCATGGCCTCCAAAACCCTGTCATGAAGCGCAAACCCGAAAATATTGTTATGCACGTTAATGCGGGACCGTTGATAGAGATTCAGCACCTGTTCCCTGTCTTCATAAAACGGCTTTCCCCATTTTGCAAACTCGGGCCACAGCTCCCAATTAAACCCGCGGAACTCCACGTTCTCCGATACAGACAATATTAAACGCGCAATGGCCACACGATCCCGCATCCTCGCCAGTTCATGAACTATGTATCCCGCATACTCTTTATAGAGGACGTCCCAGATATCGGGAAACTTGCGTTCCATTCCAGCCCAAAGCTGATACGCCGTTAGTTGCTGGTCTAATTCGCCGCGCAGCGGCGTATAGACAGCTTCCATCGTCTCCGCAATACAGCGAGCAATCTCCGAGACAGACACAGACTCCAATGAACGAGCCTTCCACCTCTGCTCCGGATCCGAAATGTAGCCGACAATCGAGAGGTCCAGATTCTGCGCTGCGGGCGGATACGCCAATAACTTAGCGTCGACGGCAACCAATAACGATCCGCGATAATTCGGCCAGTCCTGACACGGAACGCCGATAATCGGCCCATGTCCGTACGTATAAATCATGTCTCTCGGATGAGCGCATTCATCGTAGCCCGGGGCCTCCCAAAGAATATGGTCCTGAATCCACGGGATATGGACGGCCGTGCGCGGTATTCTATCTGTGCGGCCACGGTTGACTTCCATCACCACATCCGCACCGGCAAACGCCTCGCCGGGCGTTTCCTGATGCACGATATTGACATCGTGCCCGGCCAAGATGAGTTCAGCTCCCAACCCGATGAAATATCGCCGGTGGTGACTGTTCTTGTAGGAAAGAACAAACTTCACGGCACCGGCCAAATCCGCATGCTAATTTCAGTCAAGAACCACGCCGACAGCAGCATCGCGCAAGCAATGCCAATATACCACCCGAAGGGCCGTCTGCGCATTAATGGTGATGCGGCAGCAGTAAGCCGCCACCGCCCATGCCAATCAGGCAACTGAGCAGGGCAAAGACAATCCAGATTATGATAATGCAGACGACAGCCCACAGAACGATATTGAGCACCTGACTGATAATCGGGCTGATCCAATCCGTCGCCATCGGAATCAGCAATCGCACGATAGCGATGATAGCGCCAATAATGACGCACCAGACCAGAATCTGTTCCAGCCATTCCAAGCTAAAGCAACCCATGGGACGTCCCTTTCGTGGTTAGGAGATGTAGCGGTGCGGATCGCGCCACCCATCTTCAAAATGAAAAACTCCAACACGCTCCGCCCAGCGCGCATCACACTGCACACACCGCTGCGGCAAGCCGTCCCCCGTTTTGGGAGCCTTCTGTCGCCATTTCCCTAATTGACGTCCCAAATCCTGACTTTGGCCGAGATAAACGGTCTCGACAAAATCACAGATCGGGTGTCCATTTTCACAGGTCACTGTCTCCCCGGCATGCGCATACACCGCTTGCCAACCAGGAGCGGAACTAACGGATTGTGGCCGCAACACCCCTATCATTGCGGCAATAGCCGCGACACCTCCCATAAACCTGCGTTTCGTTACTCTCATAGAAACTCCAAATGCGGTGGCGGGAGCGAAGCCGGGAAATCCACCTTCCCCTCAGTGTAGTCGAATAGCCACTGATTCGTGTGCGTTTGCAAACACTGGGTTCCGCATCGAGATCGCGGATCGAACTCCGGGCTGGCGAGATACCCGATCACGTCCCAATATCGCTCCGAACGAAAGATATCCCTGAATCGGGTGTCCACGATATTACCCATGTGGAACTTCTTGAACTTCTCGTTGAAGTGGAATCCGCACGTGGATATGAGACCATTACCGGACATTTGAAGTTGGAAGGGGGGTCCCAAGCAACGACTATAGTGCCGTTTCCCTTCGTCAGCCAACCTCGCCCACTTGACGATAATCCGGAAGTCCTTATCGCCCATAGTCTCAACGTGCTTAAACGTGTCGTAAAGCGCATCGTACTTCTTGTAGTCAACACCCAAAAACCCGTCATCATTATCGCTACAATGCTTGAAAATAAGGTAGTGCGGCCGCAATTCCTGCGCCAGCCGCGTCAGCGGCATGATCTGGTCATGGAATTCCGGCATGGTGACCATCTGCAGGTTGACCGTACAGGCCAAATTATCCCGCCGCACGATCTCCATCGTGTCCCGGACGTTCTGGATCACCTGCCAATAATCTCGCTCCTTCAGCCCCATTATTTCTTTGTATCGCTGCATTTCTCCAGCACTAAAATTGTATCGGAGATACGAAATATGCGGTAGAATCCGTTCGAGAACTTTCCTTTTGAGTCGAACTCCATTTGTGCCCACACCAATCTTGATTCCAAGGTTCGCAGCGTGTTCGATGCTTTCTTCGTACCACGGGACGACGGTGCTTTCGCCGTCCGAGATGAGCGAGATGCCTTTGACACCGATTTCCGCCGCGTCATCGAGGAAGTCCTTCGCGTGTTTGAGCGTGATGACCTGTCCGTGCGAAGCCTGCATCTGAGCGAAACAGAACGAGCAGGCCGCATTACACTGCCGTGTCCAAGCCACGTCCATGGTGACTGGCGCAATACGCTCGCCCCGTTCCCAAGCCTTCACCCGCTCAGACCAGAATCCTATTTTGGTCCCATCTAGGACATAATCGTTGATGTTACCGACCGGTGAGCCAGTAATGACGTGGTCGAAGAATTCAGGCAGGGGAGATGTCATTGCACCACGAAGCTCCTCAATGTCATTGCAGCGTTGCCGCCCTTGAGCGCAACGCCGTGCCCAGCAAAGCAGCCGCCGCCGAATACCATGCCGACGCTGCTGGCGTTGGCGAGCGCTGCAGCAAACATGGTCGGGTTTTGCAGCCCGTAGACGCTGATCCAAAGGGACGGATCAAATGTAAACGAGACGTCTATTGTCCCGGCCTCAATATTGAAGCCCCTTGACCACCAGCGATAATACTGCTTGTCGCCGACGCCGGAGAAGTCATCACCAACGCGCTGGAAATATAAATGGATCTGCGGCAGCGAGCCCGGATTGCACGTATTGCCAGCATCAAACGCCCAGAACCATTGCGGGTTAGATTCCGTCTCCTGGAACACCGCAGTGATCTGCGATCCTTTCAGGCCCGCGACCGTCTTGGTGACCATGTTGACATGACCGGGATACTGCGGAAACGTGAAACTCCATAGCGAGGAAGTCGGATACGACAGTGTAGTACCTTCCGAGTACCCGACTTGCCAACCAGCAACGACGGGCGGCGGCGGGTTGCTTTGCGAGCATGCTGTCACCAAGGTAGATAGTGCGACGAGGATAATAGTCGGCCACTTCATCTTCCGCGATACCTGTTTCTGCATATAACCGGCGAACCGCCGCCCGCTTGGTAGCACCAGTGATAGCCGCGGGGCGGGGCATGCCTTTCCCACTCATGATAGACAATCGCGCCAGCGGCCCCCGCTAGGAACATGGCACACCCGCCAAGCAACGGGGCGAGAACGAGTACAGCGAGAACGGCTGCGATCTTGGTCAAAGCTTTGCCCTTTGCGCCGGACTCATCAGGCGCCGTAACTTGCTGTCATCCACCATGGTTTCCTTGAACACCTCGGCTTGTATCCCGGAGCGACGCAGGTGCTTTTCCATGAATAACATGACTTCGCCCTGCGCCGCGTCCGGAATGGCGGACCCAAACCGTACAATAACATGAAGCGGGGAAATGTCATCTGCCATGCTTTTTCTCCGCTAGAAGCAGTTTTACATGGACAAGGGCAAAGTAAGGCCACAGTATAACCAAGTGCGTTGTAACCAACACGCAAAATAACGGCCTAGCACGAAAGTCACCCATAACCGTCTTTGGATTTGTGTAAAGTATCAACACAAAAAATAATATCCCCGCAACGAACCAGAACAGCACATAAGTCATTTCCTAGCCCCTCTCACCTATCGGCAAAACAACGTACGAACGCCATAACGGCCAACGCATGTTCTCACGGGAACGCCAATCGCCAGGCCAACCATAAATCAACGGGTTCAACGGCGATAAATAGAATTCCGAGGCGATGTTCATTTCCTCTCGTCCCTGTATTTCGCCGAATATTCCACCAAAACCGTGCTCACATCGGACTGCATCGCCACCGTATAGGCCGGCACGATCATCTCCTCCGATCCTAGCCGGACAAACTTAATGGTTCGCGCCATATCCGCAAAGGGCAGGGTGAAATCATCGTCATGCTGCGGCCCCGGATAAAATGGTTCCGTCGAGGGAATAGCCGTCCGGATGATAACCTTCGGCTTGTAGCCGGAATAAAGCGGTAGCCGATCTAGATGGTTAAGCAATTGATTTGCCGCACAGATCAGGAAGTTCCATCTGGGGAATACGCAGACCGGCAGCATGCCGTCGCGAGCCATTCCGCCCGCCATCCCCAATTGTTCATCCTCCATGACCGGCATCTCAAGCCGCAAACGCTCCGGCACCGTGTCGAACGTCGAGGACATCGCGGTAGACGGGTACAACACCCCCTGCCCCATGAACACGACACGGGGCTGCGCCGCCAGCATTTCCATAGCCCGCTGGAGCTCGGAAAAGTAACTCACAGCGGTATGTGCTTTCCAATACCCACGAACGGTCGCGTCAACTTGTAGTCATAGAACAATCCAGCCCGATCCCACAAACTGTCGCTTTTCCACACCCGACTCGTCACCACATGCGCCCCGCCGATATCGTTGTCCTCGACCACCCAATTGACCGGCAAATTGAAGTTCTGGGCATATTTCTGACTGACATGGAAGGCTCCGGTCTCTGCAGCCATATCGCCAACAAAGGCCCAAACCTCCTCCTCGCCGCCGCGCTCCTTGATCGACAAGGCAGTCCCCACAGCCCAGGGACAAATGCCGCCAACAATAGCCGACGACTGAATACGATACTCGGGGAAGCACAGCGCAATCGACCGTCCCGCCATGATTGCCGCCTTGACTTCGGCGGGCGGCACACCCTTGAGCAGACAATGATAGTGAGAGCGCCAAGTGCTGTACAGGTAGTCCTCTGGCGCCACGCTCTTGAATATCTCGATTAATTCCACCTCATTACCACCTGACAGGTGGACCGGGGCCTTGATGTTGCCAGCCGCAAATTCGGCGGCGATATCGTCTTCGAAGGCGATAAGCTCTGCGGGCGTCATGCCTTCAACGCCTCTAGCATCGCATGCAGAATCGCCATATGCGCATTTTCGACGATGGCGTAGTTGTCAGAGGGGATGTGCATACCCACCCCGCCCTTATAGCTGTTCAATGGGTTGGTGACGTTAAACCCCGAAAGCGTCAATAAACCAGAACCACGTTCCTCCCAAGCATATTTGGCGGCCGTTAAGATACTGGGCGACTTGCCCGAACTAGAAATTGCCACCAGCAAATCCTTCCCCGAAATATCTCGCAATTGCCGTCTGAATACGTCCTCATAGCCGTAATCATTGGCCAAGCACGTCAGGGCCGCAGGGTCATTCAGGGCGCGCGTACTGAACCCGCCCTTGTTCATCCAGTCGATTGCCATATGGCTTGCGATCGCTGCCGACCCGCCATTGCCAATAAAATAGACACTTCTCCTCTCACGCGCAATTTCCACTGCCCATTCAAAATCCGCCTCATCGACAGTCGCAAGTACTCGCGCCAGTTCGGTGGAAAACGAGGAAAGTGTGAGCATAACGTCCCCTCTAGACCCGATACCCTACACGCTTGCGAGCGATGGCTTTCCATTGTCGCAATGTTTTTTCAACCGGAGCGTCCTCACCTTCATACTCCACAAAGCGTCCGGTTTCTCGGCCGTTAGCATTGCGTGCTTTAGAGAGCGTCAAGATTAATTGGCCGGTTGCTTGGCAGTGTAGATAGCGGAACGGGCCGTCCTTCAGAACATCCAACATTGTAAGTCCCCTCTCTGACTAAACAAAAACAGTATAGCATATCCTTTATCCGGTGTCAAGTGGCGGACGGCTGCGTTGTTCGGCGCTGCCGCCCGCCCCTGCTGGACGAGGCTTCATCTGGAGGGGACCACATAGACGCCTCGTTCAAGTCTTCATGTCATACACCTTCACCGTCCCTGCCATATTCCACCCGCCCACTGCCTTCCCGTATCCGGCGGTGCCGTTGACCATGTCAAGCACTTCGCGCAAGTCCGCCTGCTGCCGACGCTCCGCCTCAATAACGCTTTGTACGCCAGCAATCCAGCGGTCAAGCAACCGACGCCCTGCGGCACCATCCCCACCACCAAGGCGCAAAACCACATCATAGGGCAATATAAAATCCGCAGCTAACAACTCATAATCCAACGGCAAAGCCAACGACGGCTTCTTCACCGGCATGATGTTTTGGGCATGGACAATGGCCGGAGCACCCAATAGCGACATCATCCCGGCCAAGAGGGAACGTTTTGCTATCAGTGTCATGCCAACAACGCCTCCACATTCGTCATCAGTTCGGTTCGCGTAACATGCCGTCGATGTCCGATAATTTGTGTTTTGAGCGCACCTGCCACATTGCCAACGAACGCAGCAATCTCCGAGTCAAGGCCCACAGCAACCAGCGGTGCAGCGGCCGAAAGAAAGGCGTCTCCGGCACCAATTGTATCAGCGTTTTGAGTAGCAAAAGCTGGGATTTGTGTGATGCATTGCGCCAAGTCATTCCAAACGACTGCGCCTTGTCGTCCATGTGTCACCATGATTTTAGCACCCATGAAGTGCCTCGACAAACCCCCAAGCACGTCAATCATCGGTTCCCACTGCCGCCGCGTCGCAAACCGTGCTTCCGGTTCGTCAATGCAGACCAAGTTAGCCTGCTGATACTTGACCACGGGATTGAATCCTACGTTCCCGGCGTTCGTCTGTACGTTGACGGCAACGCACCGCGCTTCGTTGATTTGCGCCCGTTCAATTGCCCCAAACAAGCCATGGCCGAAATCAAAGACCACCAGTAAATCACAAGTACGAACAGCATCCCATAACAGACTGCGAAAGGTATCACGAGCAGCGCCCTCGAGACCGACACTATGACCCGAATAAACCTCGAACAGCTTCTTGTTGAAATCCGCATCGACATACCGAACCTTGGTCAGCGGTTCCCCCGCCGTTACGATTTTTGCCCCGCGCCACTCACATTGGGCCGCTGCGGCCTCTACGCCGCCGTTGTATTGCTCGGTGTGGTCCGCCACCGTAGCCAGAATAAACTCCTTGGAAGGCTTCCCAAGGGCTCTGACATAGCGATATTCGTCGATGATCTGTTCCCCGACAAAGCCGATGGTCAATTCGTCGGCTTTTGCCATCGCATCCTTGATTTCGGAGAGAAACCCCCTACTGCGAACGCCCGCTAGATATTCCGCCGCCTCGGATGACAGCCGTTGCGCGTTCAACAGCCGCGACGACGAGTACTTCTGCGCCTTGGTGACGTGAAACTCGCCGCCATAAGCGGTTACCGTAGCAATTTCAGCCTGCGTATAGGGATTCGTAGCCACCTGATCGGCGTAATCAATGCCCTTGCAGTAAACGGCAGGCCGAATGGCCTCGATCACCTCCGCGCCCGTCCCAAACTGGCACACAAAGGCATCGTCCACGCAATCCAGCGCCTTTAGCGCCTCGACACGCTCATTTTCGCTGAAATGCGGGCGTCCTAGGCCCTTTTGAACGTGCCGATCCGCCGTCACGCTGACAATCAGACGATCACCAAGGGCTCTTGCCTCCTGCAAATGGCGTATATGACCCAAATGCAATAGGTCAAAGCACCCATGGCAAAGTACAAGCCTATCCTTAAGCGGCCCGTGCATCTGGATATCGCCAATAAAGACCCTTTAAGTTCCAGTTTTCGGTCTGTGGATTGTAAATTAGCGTGTCCAAAGTCTTTATCCTGTCGCGACTGACCTCGACAACGGCATACCGCGGAGGGGGATCGCTCTCAGCCGAACGCCAATTCATCAAACGGCCCCGATGGCACGCGGCAAGGCCGCAATGGTAGGCGACGGATAGAGGATTTCGGCGAATTTGGCCGCCTCGTCCTTCTTATCCATCATCGCTAGCATTTCCGGCACCCGCGCAATGGCCTTTTCCTTCACTCGCTGATACCGCTCGTCCTTGAGTGACAGCGGTTGGCCGTTCATCCACTCCAGTTGGCGTGCGTTCATGCGTACCCCGTCATTAATCATACGAGACCGCATGTCGATCCAAGGGTAATTGGCCTTGTACATCTTCTTGCGCCACGGCTCGTCCTTGAGATTGGCGATAAGATCGTCAGCGATAACGTGACGAAGTTCAGCCGCAGCATCAAACCAAGTCGCCCACCAGAACGGCTCCCGGCATTCCTGTGTCGGCTTGGCTTGGCTTTGATCCGTCCGCACATCGGCAAAGGCAATGCGCCCAATCATGCGCGCCAGATCGTCCATCCAATGATCGCAGAACCAATACGGGAAATGTTCCGGCATGATGCACTGAAGCCGTTCCGTGACGCCCGCCGTCACACACATCACACCGGGAAACGACAGGTTGGCATAGTGCCCATAAACCATGCCAAGGCCGTCCGGGAAAGCTTTGGCGGCCTCCAACAGCTTGCTGTCGACATCCTTGCCCGTCAGCGGATCATCATCTCCTTTGATCATATAAAGATCGGCCGGTTCCTCAAGCGCCCGATTCCATTTGGCCGCAATGGTGTCCTCGCGCTCCTTCACGCTGACTTGCACACGCTTATCAAGCGCCATGTTCCGCAGCATCATGATGGTTTGCGCGTCGTCGGCATCGACTTGAACCATCAGGACCGTATTTTCCTGGCTGATCGTTGCGATGTCCTTGGTGAGGGTGTCAATCAATTGCTGCGGGCGACCGCGCGTCGCCAGCGAAATAACCAGTTTCATGACAACCTCTTATTTGTCGACAGTTTTATGGCTTGGAGCCGGAATGTCCACGCCAGGATCAATACTCATCCGCAAACTACCGCCTGTGCCGCGATAGCGTCCGGGGTTCATCTCAAATCCGTTTTTCATGGCACCGCGGACATTGGCCTTGCTGCCCATCAGGCTTTCGTCCCGATCGCGCATTTGCTGCATGGCCGCCGCGACTTCTTCGGCTCTTGCCTGTTCCGTCATGCCGATGGGGCGTTCCTCAAGCCGCATGCCGTCGCGAACGATATCGCCCGTCTTGTTGAACGGCACATAGCGGCCGGGATGCCGTTCGGCGGGCACAGGACGCCAACCGTTTTCCGACATCTGCATTTGCTGCCCGACCAGCAAATCGGGATTGTTGTAAATCGTCACCGCATTCCACTGGTACGACCATCCCTCTGGGACGATTTCGGACGGAACATGGTATGGATCGATGCCACCCTTGCGGGACCGCGTCAGTGTCTCGCCGCCGCGTCCGATAAACGCCCCTTCGCCGCGCGTTGTCTCTCGCGTCTGATTGCGCGGACGGCCTCTCGGACGACGTTCAGGTGTGTCTTGTTCTTCAGACATAATTAACTCCATTCCCATAGGGGTCGGTGCGACAGCCGACACAGGATCATCCCACGATATATCGCGTTTGCCGCTCATTGCTCGAGCCACGTCTTGTCATAAAGGCCCTGTTTCATGCCTTCACGCTTACGACGGGCCATTTCCTGAATGCCAATCGGTTCGCCCTTTTTCCAGCGATTCTGTCCTGTGGGATCCGGATAGTTCCAAATCAGCGTTCCATCCTGCGCCGCCATAGCCTCCCGCTGACTGAGTTTCACCACGGACGAATTGCCGTTCATCGCGCCACCGTCGGCCGATGAGACCGGCGCGACAAGCGCGGCCGCTTTCTTGGGAACTGCCGCAGTCTTGGCAGGCTCCGGTTCCTTCTTATTCATGCCCAGAAACTCCTCAACGTGGGCGAAATACTCCGGCGTGTCCGGCGCAAATCCCTCACCCATGGCATCATTATGAGCCGCATTGACCTTGGCGCTGCGCCGTTGCTCCTCGACCGACGCCTGTCCGGCTATCGTCATCGCCAATGCTCGAGCGTGTTCTGGATGGGCACGCAACCATCGTTGCGTTTCCGATGCGCGCCCCGAAATAAATACCTCGACAGGATCAGATGAAGCAGCCGGAGCGTCCTGCCGTTGCGTGCGTTGCGGGCGTTCCTCAAGCGACGTGCGTTGGGATTCAAGATCACTCTTGGCCTCCTCGAGCCGCATTCGCGTGGCTTCGGCACGAGCAAGCCGCTTTACGGCTTCTGTATTCCGTTTCCAGTCGCCGGCTTCCTGCGCGGAGATCGAATCATTTTCCGCTGCAGCGATTTCGGCATTGGCCGCCGCAATTCCGGCATCCACCGACGATAACCGCGTTTCGGAAATCTCGCTGCGGACTGTCTCGGCATCCCGTTCCGCCGCAGCGCGAGCAGCACGGTCGGCCTGTGCTTGGCGATCGGCTTCCTGCCGTCCCTGGCGTTCACGTTCCCGCTCGGCTTGGGCCGTTTCGACCTGTGCCTTGAGTTCGGCAACGGGGTCGGTCTTTGGTGCCGCTGCGGCCTTCTCAGGGGGGACTTCCACCTGAGACGTCGGCGGTGGATTGTCCTCAATCTGAACTTCGATTTCCGGTTCGTCAGCCATTGACAACCTCAATAAATCAGGAACGGATGCTCAAGCCACATGCTGATATCCTGATCCCAGAACAATCGGCACGGCGTCCCATCCGAAGGACTATCCGGGTCGGTTTTGAATACTTCCCGCCCGTCACTGGCCGTAAAGCCAACCCAATCGCCTTCCTTGACGATAAAACCATGGAACTTATGCGCTGCCGTATCGGTAAAAGCCCCCGGCCCAACCTTGAGAACCAACCCGGATTTGCCCTGGAAGCGATCCTCGACCTGCGCTTTGTCGGGCAACCATAGGAGTCCTTGTTTAGCGGGACGGATGGCAACGGCAACCAGCACTCGATATGGACCGACCCGGATGCCAGAATAATCGCCAACCGCGGCGAGTGTGGCTTGCTTGACATCGCCCCCCTCCACCTGCGCTTCTGCTATGTCGCGCAGCTTACGATGTGATGTGACGCTCATTTATCCTCGCAACGCATCCTCGGCCTCGACACACACCGAAATGGCCTCGCCCAACCCGTTGATGACGCCGATTCTTTTCTGGAAATCGTTCCAATCCATCGCATATTCAAGATCGGACAGGTATTTCGTGCGTCTTTCTTCCAACCGCTGCCGCACCGTAATCGGCATCATCGGATGGTCGGGACGGAAAAATTCAACGGCAGACCTGGTCTCCCGATACTCGGACATCATTTGGGCCTAGCGTAATTCTTCTCCGCCCGATGTTCCTTCCTCAAGCGGCCCAAGCCGCCGCCTGCGCCGGGGAACGGCGCCATGCCGCCCTTAAGCGGATGCTCGACCGGACCGCCCGTGGCATAGGTGATCGGCTTGGTGTTGCGAATGTCGTTCTGATCGTTCTTGCCGGGGGAATGAGGATGCGGCTGCGTACCGGCCCGAATGCCGGTTTTCCAAGCGGGACCGTCCTTGGCGCCCGTCTTGTGCTTGCCGCCCTCGTCGGCCTCGATCTTCCCGCCCTTGGCATAGGTGCGCCCGCCAATGCCGCGAGGAGGCATCATGGGAGGCATGCCGGGACGGGGCGGCATCATGGGCGGACCTGCGGCGCCCGGTAGAACACCCGGTGGAGGCGCTACGCCAGGGGGGAGGGCCCCAGCGCCCATCGGGGCCGCAGGAACAGGGGGCCGCGGCGGCGGCATGCCGCCGGGCGGCATCATCGGGGGCGCGCCACCGCCAGCATGAGGCGGCATAACCACATTGACCGTAGTATGCCCCTTGCCTTTTCCTTTGTGCTTGGCTCGGCCGCCGGCCGCTCGCATCTGCGGGGTCGGCTTTCCGGGGGAAATCTTTTTAATCTTGCGTTGGTTCTGCGGTTCCAGCTTGCCGGTGCCGCCACCACGAGCCCGCTTGTCCAAGCGGACCTTGACGGCCCCGCCATGAGCCTTTTGGGCACGCTCTTTCTTGGACTCGCGCTTGACGGCCTCACCAAGCTCGTCGTCCTTTTCGTGCCGCTCGGCGTGCTCGTCAATGCCGCCGCCAGCCGCCCGAAAAAGATGCATGCGGCGGTGTTCGACCTTATGCGCTCTGTGCTCGTTATACGGATGGGCCATCTAGCGTGTCCTTCAAGCCTTGCAAGGTGAATTTCATATTTACCACTACCCCGCACATGCCGCAATGGCCTGCGCATAACTTGGAATATTGTGCCAATTGTCGTCCGGGCTAGTGATCGGATGGAAATCCGGCCCGTGAGCACTACTCACCACGTGCCGCGGCGTTACGCAGACCATGTTCGAGGACAATGTCAGCGTCCGGTGCGTGGCGTTCGTCAAACATTCCAGAACCGGCAAATGCCATTCCAACTGATAACCCATATCCATGATCTGCTGGATGAGCGCCTTCGATTCCGGCGTCCCAGGCGTATTATTTTCGAGATAAAGCACGGGCCTGTCATTCGTAATAATTCGTTTCGCGCCTTTGAGAACATCGCTTTCCATGCCCTCGACGTCGATTTTTATCAGCCTGACGGGCCATCGGGTACGAACCAGATTGTCCAGTTTTTCCATCGGCACCACAACGGCCTCGTCCGGTATCTCTATTCCCTTCGGAATTGGCACGACGGCAACCGCTCCCGTGTTCATATCGGGAGCATCCATGTCATACCGCGGCACTTCCGCTACTCCGCTTTTGGACCCAACCGCCGCCTTTTTCGCAATTACGTTCGTCAGGTTGTTCTGCATGATATTGGCGCACAGCAAGTCATAAATTGCCGGCTGCGGCTCGAACGCATAAACCTTGTCGATGACCTTGGCCAACGGAACCGTCAGCGCGCCGATATTAGCCCCAACATCAATAACCACACCAAAATTAACTCCCCCCAACTTCAGCAGAAGCTGCACTTCATTCTCGCTGTAATAGCCAAGAACGTCCAATTGCTTGCCGATATAACGATCGTTGTCGTAGTAGGTGAATTTGCCGTGCTTGCATTGCTTGGTTTTCAAAGCCATTGCCACAGCCATTCGTCTTTTTCAAAGGGTCTCATCCATTTCTTGGGCACAGACCATTCGATACCGTTCCCGCACGACCCGCCAGCATTGCAAATTCTGACATAACTTCGTGCCACGGCTTCGCAATACTCGTCCGCCCAGAACCATAACGGCGTCATCACCTGACCGTCCTTAAAAGAAATAAGGGCCAACTGCAAAAACCAAAAATGCTGCGCCCCAGATAAATAAGACACACACCAACACGATTTCCAGCCGATTCACGGAAAATCCTTTAACCCCAACCGAGACCAGACCTCCTCATAAAGCCATTCGTTTTCGTCGGCGGTGCCGGTGAACTGACCGACGAACCCCACCTCCTTGGCCAATCTTGCCCTTGCGGCCAGGCTACTGTCCTGCCCCGTCAATTTCATTAGATCCACAATGGAATGCCGCCAGTCCAGTTCTTCGCCGAATTCCATCGCCTTCTTCTGAAGCGCGGCGGCCTTTTCCTGGTCCGTCAGCGGCAAGCGACCGAACAGGGAATGAAAAAATGCTTTGATATCAGCCAGAATGCCCATCACGTACCTCCCACTGCGCCATAGATCAATCCGCCCTGGACCTCAAAATCCACCGGCCCCTGCCCCGCGTGTGCCGCAAACATCTGCACCGTAGATTTTGGCGGCACCGTGATCGACCAGCCGGACTCGGCAATGTAATCATTCACGGCGCTTGTCCAGGGCGATGCCTTGAGAATCGATACCGCTATGATGTTGGTGTTGGCAGTCGCCCCACCGTGGAGGTTCTGCTTGGCGCCGGTCGCGTCCGCCAACACAACCGAACCCCAATCGTCGGTGTTCTGAATCCCGAATACGGCGCACCAGAACAATACTTGCGCGCTGGCATAGGTACCGATGAACGGGGCGTCGCTCGGGATCATCGCCAGCTTGAAGCGGTAGCCCTGGAGATTGATCGGATGACTCGGTGTCGTAAATGTTGCCGTGACCGAATTCTTGTAAAGCCGATCGGCCTCCCAGCCCGTATTGCATAGTTTTGTCATTTGCTTTTCGGCTTGGCGGGTTCCGGCGGATTCAATGCCTCGTGAACATTCAGGGCGTGTTCCCTGTCGGCCTGTTGCCGTTCGTACCCCAGCCGGGCAACATCGAGTCCGTATTGCGCCGTTCCCAGCCCATGTTCGCGATCGGCCTCATGCTGCACATGCTGCTGCGCCGCCTCTTCCTTAACCTGATCGCCGCGATGAATGACGAACTCGCGCGCCAATTGCGATGTGGCGATATCCTTCTGGACCTGCAGTTTTTGCTGATCCAATTGCGTCTTGATCTGACCCTGCTGGCCCTCCTGCTGCACTTTGGCAATCTGCGCTTGCGCCGACAGCATGCGCGCCTGCCCGACCAACGGGTCGGCCGCGGCTCCCTGCCCGCCCGCAGGCTGCGGCATCGGGTCGACAATCAGGTTCGTCGGATCCTCCCGCAACACGGCCAGCGCCCGTAAAGCAACCTCTTTGGCCGACATGACTTGAGCCAAGGCCGGTGAGTTGAGCATCTGAACCAAGGCGAGTGCCTTGGCAACACGATGGATGTGCGAGGGAGTGTTCGGATCGCTTCGCGGCACCAAGGAGCAATTCTCCAGGGCGGCCCTGAACTTGGCTTCATCCCAAAATCCTTTGCATTTCTTGTTCTGTTGCCAAAAATCTTCCGGATGATCGCGAAACAAGTCCACCAGCATCTGCAATTCTTCGGCCTGCGCCTGATGCATGCCCTTGTGGGCGGCACTCATGACCTTCGTCGCCTGCTCGATCGACGCCAGCATGGTTCCTACCGGCACATTGGCCACACCCTCCGAGGCCGGAATGTCGGCCGTGCCGCCAAGTTCCTTCGCCTGCGCGGTAATCTTGTCGATCAGGGTCAATAATCCGGACGTGACATCGCGATACGGCAGGTTGGTCACTACGTTGCCGATCGGCATGCCATTGGTTTCGATGGCGGTGCCGGTCCCGGCCGCCAGACGATAATCGGACGTATTTTGCCGGCCACCGAGCTTTGCCAACAGAAACGCCGGGAAATTCGCAAACATCCCCGCATCCAGCGCCTCACGCCAGGCCGCCGTCATTGCAGCAGAGCAATTACCAAGAATATGCCCAAGACCAGTGCCGTAAAAACCAGGGCCCGGAACATAAGGATACTTGACGTAGAGCCTCTTTCTCTGCGCGTCCTCATCGTCCTCGTTCCAATCCCGGCGAATTGCCAAGACCTCCCGGCTGTCCTTGTCCAGCGTCACCAGATACGGCAACGGAATGCCCTCGCCCTTGAACCCGCTGGGCGCATAATCCGGCAAATCAAGTTCGCATTGGCATTCCCAAAGCATGTATGGCCGATCCGCTTCCCGCTTCCCGCTCGGCGACGGACTGGTTCCCTGAACACCCGCAACCGCTTGCGCCACCGCAGTCGATGTCGGCGGCGACGGCGTCGTGGCCGGCGTATCTCGATAGGCCCCCAAAAGCTTCATGCGCTGCATGATGGACTGGCGCATTTCGATCTGGTGCGTAATGCGCGCACACGATCGCATGTCCTTCATGGTATCAGAAACTATGAGATTTTCAGGGCTAACGCTTTCGGAGACGGGACGTCGTCGCATAGGGCAACGATAAATCTTCTTAAATCCAGACCCTCCAAGATAGACACCCCACAAGAGCATGTGACTGGTATCCGGATAATATTCCGTGGCCGTGACCGTGAGGTAGTAATTAAAATCGCGTTCCAATGCCTCCGCGAGTTCATCGCTTTGCGGCGTTTCGTGGTCTTGTTCGTCGATCTTGGCTGGACCTTCGCTCGGGAGAAGTTCCGCTTGGGCATTAGCCCATCCCTTCAATATGCCTTCGAGCAACAAGGGATTGGTTACCGTGGACATCCCCTCGACGGCCGCTGACGTATCGCCCACATTGGCCCGCGGCTCCTTGATCTGCAGGCCACAGAAATCAATAATCCGCGCCCTTATCTCGAGCCAGTTCCCGCGGGAATCGTTATCGTCCGAAATAGCCTGGTGCAATTCGTTGCCAATGCGGGAAAGCTCGTTATCGTCCATCCTCTCGGCCAGATTAGCGTCGAAGGCCTGCCCTTCCCGATTCTTCCGTACCTTGTCCAGTTCGACAATAACGCTGCCGTCGGCCTGATCGTGCTCCACCGTGCCGGTAACCGGATCAATCCGGACCGGATCGGCTTCATCATCGCCGATGACAACGCTAATTCCTTGGGCCGGGTCAGCCATCTTTCGCTTTCTCGATCTCGTCAGCCGCCGCTAGTAAATAATCAGAAATCGGCCATCCTACCCAATCGATACACCACATTCCGTCATTGTCTGGACCATCTCCCGGCCCCCAATAGGACTTGCCTGCAGGCAGGTTGCCAAGATCGCGCAACACCTTGACAATCTCATCCCTAGTGGGTCGGTCAGCCATCGATTTCGCCGCGCAAGTGGTGTTTCAGGTCTTTGACCAATTCGGAATACGAGACCGCAATTTGCTGCGGCACATTCAGGCCCCCGCGCAGCCGTTCGATTTCGGCCGCTGCATTGTAAAGCAGCGCCCCTAATGCCGGATCATAGGGAACCGGCTCGCCAACATTGGCCAGTGCTCGTGCATGGGCCGCCGTCCGCAGTTCCTCAACAATGTCTTTCATTCTCTCCTCCTAGCATGTTCACGGCATTGCCGCCATTATGAATTCTGCCGCGACTTGCGGGACATTCTCGTTGTAATAGGCCGCCACGGCAACCCCCTAAAGCTTGCGGTTCCCCTCCTCGACAGCCGCCAGAATCTTCTTCTTCAGGCTGTCGCAGCCCAGATTCAAGTCCGCTGCATGCGGACCCGCCACGACAGTAGCATAGCCCGTCTTCATGCAGGCAATAATGCCAATGCTATAGATTACTCCCGCGCGCGCCTCCCCCAGCGCCTCCTCGAGCAAGTCCACGCAAGCCCGCTGCGCTTCACTCAGCGGCTTCGCGCTCAATATAATCGGTGATGCCATCTTTTACCTCCCGGTGAACGAGTTCGTAAACATCCAGCCCCAACGCTTCCCGCAACAAATGCTCGGCCGATTGCGCCATCGACCACCCCCTTGCCTTCGCATGTTGCCTTATTCCCCCGTCAACGTCCGCCGTAATGCGAAGCGTAATGGTTTCCCGAACCCCTCGATACGGCCCCACCGACCGGCGGCCGCCGCCGGGCCGCCGCTTGCTAGTCCGTCTCTTGACCATTCCCCTCTCCACTCTCGAAATTCTCCCGCAATATCGTCCGTAACCCCCACACCATCGAACTGAATTCATCATCCGTTTTGCACCGGCTTTCCACCGACCGGCACGCCCGCAAAACCGTGCAATGAGACCTCTCGCCAAAAGCCCGTGCTATTTTCGTAAACGATGCGTCAGGAACCAATTCCCTCGCCAACGCCATCGCGACATTCCGGGAGCTATACATCCGCTCACTGCGCCTTTGCAACCAAATCCGCTTGTTCTTCGTGGATATCCCGAAAGCCGCCGCCACCCGCGCCTTGACGGCATGAATGGTCAATCGAGGCTTACCGGACGAAATGACCGATGGTGGCAACGACGGCAAAACTGAACATGACCGCGGTGAGAAAGTACAAGACAAGATTGTCCGGCATTCCGTTTCCTTCCGCTGCGGAAACGTCAGCCGCCGCCGCCGCTCTATCGTCGCCTGACGCAGCGATGCCTCGTAGGGGCCCATTCAATCACCGTGGCAAAACAACATAGCTCGACCATACACACGCCCCCGTACCCTCCGGCCACGGAACGGGGAACTCATAGAGCATCGGCTTCCATGCACTCAAACACCACTCGACCTCAGACGTATAACCGCTCGATGTGTATTCCAGCATGATTACACCGGATAAAGAGCCTTCGGTTGCGGCTTGTGCCGCACGCGCTCGTAGACCTCCGCTTGGATTTCCTCGTCCGTCCGCGCCAATCCGGCATCCCGGAAATACCGAATGGCCTGCGTGGTCGAGTCCGTCAAGTCGTCATAGCGATGCTTCGGAAACGCTTCCATCTCGTCAATCACCATCTCGGCCCAGTCCTTGGTCGGCGCATATACCTTGCCCTGCGAAAATGTCGGAACAACGGCCATCGCCCGCGCATGCTTGTCCCCCTTCACAGGCTGCAAATGCACCGACCAATTCTCCCCGCCGTAAAGCCGCTGCATCTCCTGCGCCGCAACAATGCCGCCCTTCTCGCATTCAATCAACAGCAAATCCGCGCACCTCACCCGGCACGTATAAGCTACCCATTCAACCAGTCCCCAGCCCTCGCTCGTCCGCCGCTTCCAGGCTACGTTGCGATTAATCACTGTCTGCCGGTCGTCGCCGATCTGCGGGATTTCCGTGATAATCCGCGGCGACGGATCGCCATGCATGTTCAATCGCTTGCGCCAGGCGTCAATCAGCATAATGGCCGGGTTCTCGCTGTCATCCGGCTGAAATATCCCCCATACCGTAAATCCGCTGGGATTATTCTCCGCTTTTTCGGTTACAGCAACGTCCAGGCTCGCAATCACATAGCTGAAAAGGGGATACCGCCCGTCGCTCGTTTCCCACGGCCTCCACCAATGACGCTTGAATAATCCGCCACCACGCGGCGCAGGCGATTGCTGGTACTGCGCCGCCCACGCATACGGCCCGATCTCCAGCCGCGTCCGATCCATCGCCCTTTCGCTGAACCTGTCCAGCCATGCCGGTTCCTCTTCCCCGTCCTCGTCGTCCAACCGCGGATCATACCAGCCTATCGCTGTCTCAAACGGCTTGCCGTCCTCGTCCACCACCCGATCCCGATCCAACTCCCACGGAATCATCAAATGCTCGTAGTCGAAATCCTGAGACTGGATAATGCCAGATACGTCATACTGGTGAACACGCTGTCCGATGACGACAATGGCCCCAGTGTCAAGATTATTGAGTCGGGAACTGACAGACTCCCGGAACCATCGGATAGTCTCACCTCTAACGATTTCCGACTCCGATTCCACAACGTTGTGAGGGTCATCGATGATGACCCTGTCCCCGCGCTCGCCGGTACCCACACCACCGACCGATGAAGCGAGCTTCCATCCCGTCCTGACATTCTTCACCTTCGTTATCGTCTTGTTCTCCAGCGTGATGGCACGTTCCGCCTCAATGCGAACCGGCCCATATAGCGCCTGATACCTCTCCGACGCCACCAACACCCGGAACTTGTCGTTGTCGCGCTCCGTCAGCGAGGCCGAATAACTAAAACACACATAGCGATAGCTCGAATGCCCCATCGCCCCCCACTCCCACGCCGGCCAGAATATGTTCGTCAGCATGGACTTCATAAAACCAGGCGGCACATTAATCAGTAGCCGAATGATGTCGCCCCGCGTGATGGCCTCCAAATGCTCGCACATCGCCCAGAGCGGCCAGCCATCGATGAACGGCGCATCGGGCTCGAGCACCGGCCAGAAATACCGCACGAACGCTATTAACCCACACTGTCGTATTCCTACACTGTCGTAGTAACCATACTGCGACTGCGCCTCGATGGCCTTGCGGCGATCGCATTCGTCAATCAGAGCTTGAGTATCAATCTGAATATTCACTTCGCCCCATCCCAAAACACCTGCGCCATCTCAATCACACTCGCTGCCTCCGGCGTGTTCAAAGCCCGCCGAATAACCGCTAGCCTGGCCTCGGACCCCGCCGCCCTCTCTATCGGCCGCTCCATAAGTTCCTCCAATACCTCCTCAATCCGATCCTTCGGACAGTGGAACACCGACGCAATGCGATTTAAAACAACGCCGGGAGTGGTAAAGATTTGGTCATCGGCTTTCATGCGAATAACGGCCCATCATCCCGCGGCTTGTCCTTCATGCGCTCCTTGATGGCCTCGCGCGCCCGCTCCTCCGGCCCGCCCAGCAGCATCGCTATGCGCCGCTTGATGTCCGCTTGATACTCCGCCTCGCGCTCGATCAGCACCGCACGCATCCCCTCCCGAAACGCCGCCTCGCCGGTTGTGCCAGTACCGGCAAACGGATCAAGGACGAGGCCCTTGGGCGGTGTCACCAGCCGGACAAGGTATTGCATCAAGTCCAGCGGTTTCACCGTTGGATGACAACTGCCCAACCTATCGTCTTGATCCGCTTTTGACGTATAAAAGAAGCGGGCGGCAGAGCCGGAGTCGCCAAAATGAATTCCGCTCTTAATGTTACGGGTTACGTGTGTAGGATTGTCGTTATTGCTTTCGTTCCAATTATAGTCGGAGACGGCCCCTCCGTCGCTCTCAGGAAACCCCGCCAGCACTTCCTCGCTGCCGTCATGGATGAGATTGGCAGGCCAACGGCCTTCTGGAGCGATCCACACTTCGTCTCTCTTGCCAAATTTAACGTTGTCGCCTTCACCTAACGGCGGCTTATTGTTATATCGCGCTGATCTGTCTTCGCCGTTCGTCTCAATTCGACACCCGTCCACATTTATCGCCCCGGTTCCCCACCGCAGCACATTGGCCGCCACCGTCTTTTCCGAGAGCGGCTTGCGGGCGAGCACGACTGGCTCGCATGCGGGCTTAAGCGCAGTGCCCCAGCCTTGCCATTGGCGGGCGGCCTCTGTTGTTGCTTCATATGGTGGCAGAAACTCGCGCCCATTAGTGTCCATTTCTTCGGCGCGGTCGCCGCGTCCCTTCATGTTGAAAGCTTTACTACGCGGAGCAACGCCGTTTGATTTGTCTATCGCAACGCTGACGGAATGACTTTTGGGAAATCCGCTCCCGTAAACCCACATGATCGTATCGCGTATCTCGAACCCCGCATCCTCGATCGCGCAGGCCAGGCGGTGATAGGTGCGCGTGCCGCCGAAGGCTAAGAGGTGCGCGCCAGGCCTGAGGACACGATACACCTCGCGCCAGACATCGGGCCGAAACGCTATGTCCCCGCCATCCCATTGCTTGCCCATGAAGCCGGATGAAACTCCCACAAATGGTCCGCTAATTCCGCGCTTATCTCTTGAAGGAGCGGCATCGGGAGCACTGTATCTCTTAACAATGCTGGTCAAATGATACGGCGGATCGGTCACGCACGAATCCACGCTGTTCCCGGCCAATGCCGGCAATAGCTCGAGGCAGTCGCCCGCCAGCAGCTCAACCGTCATTGCCGGAACCGCCAGATGTGTATGGGATTATGCATCTCAAAGATATCCATTATTTTGTATCCAAAAAAATGCCAAGGCTAATACGACGCCTATGGCAAAGCCTATGAGAAGGCTATTTATCATTAGCTGGACCGTCATTGCCGAAACTGCCGTTGGTGATATGTCATCATGAGAAAGCTATTGACCCTGTTGTATTTTATGGCGTTTCACCGAAACCGGGTAGCCTATGGGTATTTCAACCGTCACGCTTCCCCCTTGGCCTTTGCCTTCCGCGCCGCCCGCCAGCGCGCTTGTCGCTCTGACGCTAACATGCGCCTTCTCGCTTCCGGCGATACCAAGTGCGGCGAGACATGCCCATTGCCTTCCAAGGCTGGGGGTGGATTGTTTTGGGCGAGCCAATCCGGGGCCTCCCACGCTTGACCGCAGCCGATGCAATGGGCTCGATCGCCGCCACAGACATCGATGCGGATTGTGAAGGCGTAGACACCGCACTTGGCGCAGACCGCAACCGCCCTGAGCGCCGTTCTGTCTGGCTCTGATCCTGCCATGCCGTCTCTCGTTGGGAACGAAGCTGCGCCTCGTATGGACCTATCTTAGTCATGGCACTATTTATGACACCGTTATTGGCACGGTGTCAACCTTCGTTCTCTTCCCGCTGCGGGCCATTGAGGATCTCTTCGTCTATCGTCCGCGCGAAGTGTTTCGCCCGATACTCCAGCTTTGACCGTATCTTAACTTCCATCCCGAGGTCTTCAGCCCGTGCTTTCAGCGCCATAGCTAACTCCGCATCGCTCATTTGCGCGAGTTTGGCCTGATCCTGCTGATTTCCCGTTACGGAAATAGCCTGAAATGTGGGCGATTGATACGGTGCTAACCTAGCGGCTACTGCAGCTCGCTTATCCATCCATGAGGCCATATTTGACGGATCGGCGTTACACATTCGGGCATAGAACTCTAGCACATCGACCAAATGGTCTACGGCTAACTTGCTGATATCTAGGCCTCTTGTGGCCTCTAGCATGAGGGCTAGCTTAGCCTTACCAGCACGGCGTACTTGCGTCTTGGTGTTTTGTTTTGGGCGATTGATATCGAGCGTGTCTGTCATGGCGCCTTAAACTTTACCACCTTGACGGCTATCTACGCAACAATATTAGGAAAGTGTTGCGGTTAAGCAACACCTCATCCCTTTGATGCTACCAGCGTCTCACCTCGCATGCCAAATGTCGTAATGTGCGCCCGTACTGAGAATGACTAAGGCAATCACGCCCCAGCCTAAGGCAGCGTAGAGCGCGGCACGGATCACGAGCTTGGCGTTATCCTTCATGGCTATGCCTCCTTCCATTCGATGTAGCGCATGCATTCATCAATGCTGCGAAAGCTAGTCAGGTAGCCAAAGCGGTAGATTGATAGGTTCCCGCTATTCTCTGGCTCGATGGTGTAACCGAGATATTTGATTATTTTGCGTTCGTCATTCATGTCCGTCTCCTGTTGGTTTAGAGGGGCGCATTAGCGCGCCCGCTGGGTTAACTCTTCTTGTTTGTCGTAAGTGAGCAGCCGAGAGTCGCTTTCAAATACGAGGGCATTGGTGGTGGTGTCGAGAACTGCCCAATTCCTGTTTTTGCCTTCGGTGACTTGGTAGCGGGTCATGTCCATCTCCTGTTCTGTTGGTCCTGCTGATCCAAGTTGCCATCCCGTTAATCCGAGATGTGAAGTCATGATTTGGCTGCCAGTTGCACGAAGCCGTCTTCGTAGCGCAGCAAGCCACGGTCTATTGCGCCTTGTACCCATTCGTCGCCGCCGGGAAGATCATTCCAGTTTGCCCACCCGCCACCCGCTTCTGCAAGCTGTGCGACTTGCGGGAGTAATACTTGGTCGAGGTCTAGTTCGGTCATGTCCATCTCCCGTTCTGATAAAACCACTATAGGGCGATAGACCCTCTATGTCAACAGCCATATCCAACAATCATACATTTTGTGACGGCATCACATTTTTATCGCTCTGCTGAGAACAAACCGCTCAGCATAGTCTGGAACATTATTCCGCAGCCAAACTACCTCCGAGAGCAGTGCTGGAATAGGTGGTGGTGGACCCTTCCCTCTCATGTCTGCCCAATCGCGAACAGTGCGCGGGTTGACTCCCCATGCTCTAGCCGCCCCTACCTGAGAGAGGTTAAGGGCGGCTAGAGCGGAGCGGAATTCGGTGGGGGTCATTTTATGTAACTGTTTCCAGCATGACGCGAGCCAGATCGCGGTATTCTCGCAATGTGGCTCGGAGAGTATGCAGGTCCATTGCCATAATTGAGCGTTCATCCAAACCGGCGATATTGCGGGCAAGATCAAACAACTCAACAAGGTTGCGGCGATCATCTGTTGCGGTCATGTCCGTCTCCTGTTGGATGGGGCGCATTAGCGCGCCCGACCATTCTCGAACTCGGCGATAACCTGTGAAACTGCTGCGATAGCCGCATTTACCGGAGCCTGCAGGTGTTGGCGTTTGGCCTCGTCCTTCAGATTAGTCATTTGCCAGCCGATGCTCAGGCCATTAAGGGCTTCGTAGAGGTTGTCGATGATTTCCTGATTGGTCATGTCCCTCTCCTGTTAGTCGGCGGCCACAATACCGGCACGGTGGCTCAATTCCTCGTAAGCTTCGGTGACTTTGCGGCAAGAGGACAAGGGAACCAATTCGCTGCCGCCACTTTGTGAGTTGTATTGCATCACGTAGCGCTCGCCATTGATAATTGAGCGGTAATCGCGGTGGGTCTTGTTCCAGACTTGCTTTTCAATCTTGGTCATGTCCATCTCCTGTTCTGATGAAACCACTATAGGGCGATAGACCCTCTATGTCAACAGCCATATCCAAACAATCATACATTTTGTGATGACATCACATTTGCGGCGTGTTTTATGGCATTCATCGGAGCCATAAGGCGCCACTAAGATACTTTGGGGAACCATAAGATACCATGTCGCCCAAGGCCAACATGTCCATCTCCTGTTGGTTGGGGCGCATTAGCGCGCCCGTGCCTTCTTTTCCTGCTCGATGGCGTCCTTGGCTTCTTGGTCTTTTTTGGCTTGTTCGGCGCGCATCTGAAGGACTAGGTCGAATAGGTTGTCTGTCATGTCCGTCTCCTGTTGGGTGGGGGTTCATTTGCGTGACGGCAGCGGGAGACTGCGAGGCTTATCCATATAATGCCGGTCGCAGATTTGATCCTTAGCTAGAGTGGGGCGCTTACAGAGTTTACAGAGTTTGCAGGGTTTGCAGGGTTTTGCTTTGCTCATGTCCATCTCCCGTTCTGATGAAACCACTATAGGGCAATAAACCCTCTACTGTCAACAGCCATTATCGAACAATCATACATTTTGTGACGACATCACAATTGAGTTGCGGCGGCCACTCACAGGAGATAAGCGCCGCCGCTGCGGGTGTTGTTTCCGAAACAGAGTCACCGCCCGCTGGACTCTGTCGTGGCTACCCCCGGAGCATTGGGGCCCCGCCACGTCGGGGAATTAGTCGTCAGCATGGACAATCGTACCGTCAAATTTGCGCCAAGCCCGAAAAGACCGCCGTTTCCTAATCCCTGCATGCCGTTTCGCTACATGGTCCGCCTTGGCCTTGCGAGCCTGCTCGGTGCGCGTTTTGGCCTTGTGGCACCAATCGCATATGACGCGCAGGTTGTTCTCAGCGTGCGCCCCACCGAGAATGAGAGGCATGCCGTGGTCAAGTTCCCATTTTTGCCCAACATGAATCTTGCGAGAACAGGACGTGCAACACCCTTCGCAGCGTTCCCATACCCGTAAACGTACCCGTAAAGGTATGGGCGAGTCGTCAGTGCGACCGTGCCATTGGGGAACCGACCTCATACCCGCACCCGTTCATTAGCCGAGGCACTTCTCCAAGCGTCGACTTTAGCCAGCGCGGCCTCGCGCAAAAACCTTATTTTCTCGTCTTCGAACACCGCTTCCTTGAGCGCCTGCAAGTGTTTAAGGTATGTTGGAGCCGCATAAGCATCGCGCTCTTGTTCGGAAATCGACTTCTTATCGCTATTCTGCATCAACAAGGCCTTAAGCGACTTAGAAAAAGCCTCTAAATAGACCCGCTCCGCCCTGGCCTTGGCCGCCGCAGATGCATTCTCGCGCAGCCAGTCGAAAGCCGTCTCTACATCCTGGTCGCTGATATTCCGCATCATATCTTCCAAATGAAACGATCTCGATAGATTTGAAGCCACTCCGAATAAGACCGCGACCTTGCCTTTGGCCCTACATACACCTTGCTAAACTCTTGCCAATCGTAGACAAATTGATTTATTTTGCGTTTTTCTTCGGCCGCCCACTGCTCAATAGTCATGCGACAGCCGCCGATTGCCGCAATTGTTCCATCAGGCTGTCAGGGGACCGGCGGTTGGCATACCGTTCCAATAATTGGATTTGCTTGGTGGCCAATTCAGCAAGGAACTCAGTAACTTCAGCCTCGAGCTTGGCAATCATCTTGTCATCACGCGGCACACGAACGATCACTATCCGCATTGCTGCTGGCAGCCGTGGATCATAACTCACCCAATCGCACCACTTCCTACCGGGACAGCAAGCCATCTGCCATTGGACCTGCTTGGTATAGGCCGGGTCCATCCCTCCCTCGCCCAGCAAGACGGCAATGTGAGTGCTCGTATTCGGACACTTGAATTCGACCAGCCCCCACTCTTGGTCAAGCCCCTTGCCTACCAACCCATCAGGAGATGCGCCCGACATCGCAATACGCGAGTGCGGAACAAACCCAACCTCCTCGACCGTCACGTTGCGCTCGAACTCATAGACCGTGCGAGCCTCAGGCTCCGTCTGGGTGCCCCAATCCATGGCGGCATTGCGATATTGTGGATAGGGTTGCCCTGTCAGGCGCTCAGTCAATAATTCAGCCATGTAATTGGCGCGACTGGCGCCCCAGCCAGTTTTGGTGCGGGCCGTCGCGTCGGCGATACGGCTCGCAGTTAGCTTGCCGAGCCTAAGCGCGTGCCATTCCGGCGTGCGTTGCTCAATCACTCGGCCGTCTCCTGCTTCTGAATTTTCTTCAGGCATTGTTCGTAAAGTTCCGCAGGAATGTCGGCCACCTCCGTCAGTTCATCGCCAAAGACGGTGGAAACGTATTTCATCAGCCGCTTAACCGGCATTTTGCGAGCCTCAAGCGCAGCCACAAGCGTTTGACACTGTTCCTCGCTCAGAACCTCGCCGGTCGGCACGACCGCAGCACCATTGCTCTTGCGCGTGGCCTCGCCGTCGTCGTCCTCATCGGCGCTAACACCTAAAAGTGCGCAATATTGGTACCGCTTGTTATAGGTCAGTAAAGACGCAAACTCCTGCGGTTCCAACCCGGCCCGCAAGGGAAATTCGCTGGCAATCCATTGACCTGAAGTATGCCAAAGCGTGGTCGTAAGAATAATTCTTTCGTCTTGTATCGCAGTCGTTTGTGTCACCGAAAGACCATTATCGCCCAAGGGCTTTTTGGTAACAGAAAATATCGCCGTCAAATCGGCATAGCTGTATTTTCGGCGGCTTCCGTTCTTGGAAACAAAATCCACCTTCTTATTGAAGGGCACCGGCGGCATAACAGCTTGCGCTTTTGCCAATGCAGTCACGAGTTCAGCGGTTTCTCCTGAATTCATAGGATTCATTGTCCCCTCCTCATTCGTCATCGAAACCATCCGCCGCATCTTGTCGGCGCTGCGCATCCTCGGCCGCCCGTTCGTATTCCATGTCGGCAACCATCTTGTCCGCTATCCGATTGGCAATATCGGCAATCGAACGAAACGGGGCGATCTCGCCCCGATCCCATCGCTGGTCGCGCAGGAACGCGCCAGCCTCAAACTGGCCCATCGGCTCGATGGCCTCCCGATCATGCGGCCATTCCATAATGACGCGATACCTGTCCATATGCGGGTGCGGGCGAACTTCGGGCGATATCCACCCAAGCTCTAGATAGGCCGACACGTCGTCAAGGCGGACGTAGCGAAATGTGCGGATTTTGGCTGTCATGACGCTTTGCCAGTATTAGATGACAGGAGCGTTCCTTCCAAGTACGATATGGCGTTGTATCGCCAAGCTTTTTGTCTAGCTTCCGCTCGAGTTCTCACCGGCGGGCCAGCTTCTTCTTTTAGTCTGCGGTCCCAAACAAACCAAGTTTTGGACTCGTATTTCACACAAAAGCGCTTCGGATATGCCATTTGATTTGCTCCCCTTGAAGCCCCACATAAAAGCATATAGGCTATTTACTGTCAAGCGCGAAAGGAAAATAAATGGGCCGCCGGGGATTCGTTGAGGACAAGGTATTAGTCGGCCTCGAGGCCGGAACCATTGCGCGAATCAACCGCGTAATGCCCAAGCGCATGTCCCGTGGTGCCTTCATCAGGCAGGCCATCGAGAACGAAATCGGCTTGTATGAGGCGGCAACGCGCTTTTATGAGGACTCTCGTAATCAACGGCTATCACAGGCTGAATTAAACCCGCCACATCTTGAAAAAGCACTGAGAGGCCTCGCCAAACGTTAAGCGTTTACGGCTTAAGGGCCGTCGTCAGCAAGCACACGAGGGGGTGAGTTCCGTTTTCGGATGCGGCATTGCTTCGGTGCCGCCTTCGGCTTTCGCTTTCTCGTTCGCTGTTCGTCATCATCCCCGACATCACGATCTGCCCATGGCGGGTCCGGCGTATAGCTGGAACCGGGCTTTTTCTCACTGGGCTGACCGTCCTTGTCCATGACTTGCCATCTAGTCGATTACCCGCGTCGTAAGGGCCGGCCGGGTTCGGACATTCGCCGTGATATGCATATACCGCTTCGATGACACCCGTTTGATTGGGCGTTTACGGGGGCTTCTCACCAAAAGCCGGTCAGACTTGTACGGAACCAGCAGCATATATTCGCCAGGGTCGAAAGCGCCACCCCGGTCGAACGCCACAATCTCCCTCGTGACGCAGGCGGGCGTGCGATAGCGTACCCAGTGGTCTTTTTCCAAGACATATGAGTAGTTTAGGTGGATTCGGACATCCTTAGAGTGATGTTCGCGCTTGCACGCCAGCGCCATCGCGCAACTGTCCGGTTCCTTAAGACCGCCTATTTTGACATCCCGCTTGGTCACCGTGAACAATATCGGTTCCTTGGCGTCAATGACGGGTAAGCCTTCAAGTTTCATGTGGTGCCTTCCTGGATTTGCAGGGCGTTAAAGCTATCGGCCAACATTTCGACAAACTCCCTAAACTCATGATCCGTAAAGAATAGCTTCGTAACGCAGAAACCTAAGTCCTTTTCTTTATCTATCACTAGCATGGCCTCAGAAACATCATCATACTTTATCTCGATCACGTTAACCTCCTGGGGCTGACTTTCGGAATGCTGGACGAGGGCATTCGCGTGGTAACGTCCTTGGGCCCTTGGTAAATCGTACCCTCGCTGGGGTGTCCGACGTGGATATCCCTAACGAGGGTCACGCCGCGCTTGGGATGCACGGCAAGGAATAGTTGACTTGCGGGTTGGGGCACCATGCGCCAATCGCGGCTGAACTCGGAAGGACCGACGAGGCTTGCCGAACTGTACCCCTCGTCCAGCTTATAACTCGAATGAAAATGGCCGCAAAGAATGTAATCCAGCTGAATACGCCGAGCCGCATAATCCTGCGTCAATCGCTTGAACCCGCGCGCGATGGTGTAGATGGCCCCGCCAAATCCGGTACCGCCACGCGAACCCATACGGTCGCCGTGGGTAATGAGGAAGTTCCAGCCAAATAATGATAACAGGGCATCGCCTGAAGCGGGAGTATAGAACTTGGGACACCGCTTCCGCTTGCTGGATTGATAGTACAACTCCACAAAGTCTCCGACCAAGTTATCATAGCTTGTAAGGGCATTTTGCTTGCTTTCCGGCCGGCGCGTCGTTCGGCCATGATTGCCGGGAATAACGATAACATCGATAGGGCAACCGAGCTTGTCCAGCAGCAGATTGATTCCGGCGATGATGTAACCCGTAACATCCTTGAGTGCCGGTAGACTCAGCAGCTCGTTGGTTTTTGCCAGTTCCTCATGGATCTCGCCCGATATCAGGTCGCCGCCAAGAACGAGGATCAGCCGCTGCGGCGGCGGGCCCGACCAGTATTCCGTGCTCAGTTCCAATGCAGTCTTGAAGAACCGCTCCGCCCTTTTGCGTGCGATTTCAACGTTGTAGCAATTCACCCCGTCCATCGCCTCGAGGTCCACCACCTCGCCCCATTGCCAATCCGTGGCCATAAGGACAATGGCTTCCGATGCGGATTCGTGACGGGCGGTAGGGATGAACTTGGGCGGCTCGGGCATTGCTTCGGACAGGCCCAATACCGATTGGCGGATAGTCCCCGACTTGTGCAGGGCTCGCTGCATCTCGCGGGCTTGGCGTTCAAGAACAAGAATATATTCTTGCAGGGCGAGAATGCGCCCTTCAAATTGCTGTCGAGCCTCGGCGAACTCTTGCTGTTTGCTCAAAAACGTTCGTCACGTTTGTTGCGCTGTCGTCTTTCTAGCAGCAAACAATCTCACAAACAAGTGATTTTACATCTTGGCCATCATAGTTTCTGATAGCCACGATAACCCATAGGAGAAATTAAATGAGTGCAGATATGGAAGCCGAGCGTTGTAGGGCTTTATGGTGTTCTGTCATCAACCAAGCCATCAACGACGCCACAATGCGTCCCAAAACAATCCGTCCGTTCACCGACAAGGCTCTTACCCTTGCCGCGCGAAGCTTGATACTCGCCAAGTGTTTAAAGAAAGGGGAAAAGCCGAAAAACCTTGCTGATTTAGCGAATGTTTTCAAACGGGACTTTCCCAACGAAGTCCTCGCGCACGCCAGAGAACGCGCACTTTCCGACTCGATTCGCATCCGGGATGAGGCACGTAAGTGGCTGACTACCGACAGCGTGGACCTCAGAAAAGTCTGTGATATGGCGGGGATGGAACCTGACAGCGTACTTGAACGAACGCGGCGAATGGCAAGACAAAGATGGATTCTCGACGAACGAACCAAGAAGCGAATATCCGCATGGGACGAAGTCGTCGACCGTGCGGAGTGATCGTTCTTTACAACGCGCCATGACAGGCGTAAGAAAGAAAACGGCCCGACGTCTTCCATCGCCGGGCCGCTAGTTATCAACCCGTTGCGGCGGATCGATATGGATGAATATCCCCATATACAATTAAATTCCGCAAAGCGCAACGGGAATATAGGCGCTTATCGACTATCTGCCGTCTGACTGAGACAGCTCCTCGGCTGCTCGTCTTGCACGGCAGTCATTGAAAGCGGGTCACCGGCAATCATAAGCGCAGCCCCTGTTATTAAGGGGAACGTCCTTGGGACTCAGACCAAGGCGGAAGAAAGGATATTGGAATGCCGTTTAGCGGCAGGCGTCGAGTGGACCGAAAGGGACGGCCGGGACGTCAATTAAAAACCGGCGCGTTCTAGCCTTAAAGGCTAGAGTGCGGGGAGGCTTTGTTGGGCGAGAAAGCAAGGGGGAAGGTAAGACATTTAAGGTGCGCTAATGGACAAAGAACGCTACTTAGAACGCCTCGCCCTCAAGAAGGAAATAACCCGCCTGCGCGAGGCTTTAGACGACATCGCTCTTGGCGTTTACGAGTTGGGCCCACTCAGCAAAGACAACATGATTTGCCGTGCTTTGGCGGCGCTCGAAAGGAACAGTAGGAGGGATTAAAATGCTATACTTTGCGCAACGGAATGAAGAACTCAAAATAGGTTATGCGCAAGATGCGGGCAAACGCTTAAAGCAGCATGCTCAATACGGCTTCGAAAGCATTTGCGCTATGCCGGGAACAATCGACGATGAGGTACGGTTGCACCGATATTTTGAGCGGCACCTCATCAGAGGGAAAGAATTTTATAACGCTAATGACGAAATTTTGGAATATATAATCTTACTGATGGAAAGGGGATTTTCTCATCCTCAGGTGGATATTGCGACAGAATTGCCTGAAATTCCGTATTCAGTTTGGGGTCCGGAAAATCTTAGTCCTCATGCGGTCGAGGTTAACGGCCAAATTTCGCTGTTATCTCGTCTTCCGATTAAGAACCGACTGGAAATAACGGCCAAACAACTGCAAAACAGTTCCTTGACGGACGAATGGTACACGCCGGAAGATTTAGTAGAGTTAGGTCGTTTGTCTTTAGGCGGGGAAATTTACACTGACCCGGCCACATCTGTTGCAGTTAACGGAAAATTCATTAAAGCTAAGCTATTCTATACACGGCAAACGAATGGATTGGATTTGACTCTTCCTTGGCGGGGGTCTGTTTGGCTCAATCCGCCTTATGGACGAGGTGAGGGCAGTGCCGGCCAATTCATCTTGCGCCTCTGTAGTGAACTGAGACAAGGCAACGTGACTAATGCAGTTACCTGCTTGAATGTTGCCAGCATGTCGTCAAAATGGTTTTACACCCAAATTCCTCAATTGGTTCAAGCACATTGCATTGTAAATGGTCGGCCAAACTTTTACCCTCCAACCGGACAGTCGGCGGCAACCTCCCCAACAAAAGGAATAGTCATCAGCTATTTTGGTGCTGATGCAGCTCGGTTCTGTGAAATTTGGCGGTCTACGGGGCAAATATTGGTTCCACGTCAATGTTTATAATCTGTGTCTCCTGCCATCACCACGCAGAAATCACCGTCCCAAAAGGAAAGCAACTGCGCTGCAACGCCTGCGGCAGCCGGGTAGCCCGATCCGTCCGCGTTATAAAGCACGCCATGTTGAATGGTGGCGTCACACCGCCGGACGAGGCCAGAATCCTGACATACGCCGGGTTGCTGTCAATCGCTCGAGAACGTGGCTATAAGGCGGGGTGGGTAGCCCATAAGTATCGCGCGATTTACAATGAATGGCCGCCTGACAATGCCCCCGAGCCTGCCAATCCGTCGCCGGAAATCATGTGGTGGCTCAGAAAGCAAAATGTCGAATACGCCAAGACCCATTTCCAGCGAGAGAATCAATCCGAAAAGACAGCTACGAAATACAAGGCGGACGAAAGCTTAATGCGAGATGATGATTGGGACGTGGATTTGTAATTCGCGCTTGACCCTTAATAGAATATATGCTTTTGTGTGGGGCGTCAACGGAGGCTAGAAATGACCCTTAACGCCAGCATTGCCTTGAACATCGCGTTCGTGGCCTTCTTCGCGGGGTGGCTAGCCGCCACGCTGTATATGCTTATCCAAAAATGGTGGAGGGAACATTGAAAAATAAATTAGGCTGGTTTTGGAATTGGCAAGAACTCTCTGCAGGGCCCTACCAATCCTTACAAGAATTACTGGCTGATTTGGGCCTTGAAAACGAGACGCCAAAAACCTTGAAGCCATACGGCTATAAAATCGAAAGGCGATACGACAAGCCACGGTTACTCAGGAGGGGAACATGAAAACACTCATCGCCATTGCCGCGTCTCTGCTAGCGGCTACCGTCATCACAGCCGGTCCGTCACCTCACGCGAAGCAAGACCGTTTGAAGCATTACGCCCCATTCTCCGAGCGATTCGGCGATTGGGACAAGAGTGGCCGGATACAGGCCAATGCCTGTCAGCCAAAATGGCCGGTCTGGCAGGTTGTGTGCGTAGCGTAAGCGTGGTACGTTGAAACTGAGCCATCGGTCACCTTGGGCATTTTCCGTCTAGCCCCCCTTGACCCCCGTGTCCGTGGATCGGCCGATGGCTCGCTTTTCCCCGCAATGCCTTCCAATCGCCCAGAGACGCCCACCCATTGGTTTAATCTAGAGGGCCCCATGACCGACTTCGTGTGGACTGACGACGCTATAGCCGCCCTACGGGCGATGTTGGATATGGGCCAAAGCCGCGGCGAGGCCGCCTTGGCTCTCAGCGAGGCTTTTAGTGCGCCGCTTTCTCGCAACTCTGTCGTAGGAAAAGCCTTTCGGTTGGGTATCAGAGCCCCAGCGCGACCCTCAAAGCCGCCCAAACCTCCTTCACTGCATGTGCGGGGGCCACGGGGGCCGTATAAACCCAAAGCCAAGCCACCCGCCCCATTGCCGCCGTCCGAGCGCATGGGATGGCGCGCCATCGGAATCATGGAACTTGAAAACCACACCTGTCGCTGGATGACGGCAGAAGCTGCTTACTGCGGCGACCCGACGGCGGATCTACTCGAGAACCGCCCCTATTGCGCCCACCACCACGCACTTGCTTACCGGCCGCGATTCTAGTCTCATAACTCGGTGTTTACGTCTTTCGGCACAAGACATGCGGCGGCTACGCCAATCGCGTCCTTGGCCGTCTTGGGCACGCCACGCATAAGAAACTCCTTGGCGTCGCTCAGGCATATCTCAATCGAGGGTTCTTTCAGTCTCAGTTGAATGTCCGGGACATTCGGCGGCATCCCGATCGTGAGGACGAGGGTGATGACTATGGGGTTCATATCAATGCCCTATAAACCGCACGCCGATGGATACGGCCACGACAAAAATCGACCAGATCGCTCCTATGGCCCATATGCGACCCTGGATATTGGCTGCAGAGTTTTCCATTGCCGCTAGTCTCGCGTCCAGCCCATCGATTTTATCCAACAGCGACTTGTGCTGTACCTGAAACTCTGCCCGTGGCAGGAGTGTCGCCGCTTGGTCGGCCAAGGTTGAACGGAACTCATTGACCCCCTCGAACCTTTTTTCGGTCGCCATCTCAGCCTTGCCGACGGCCTTATCCGCGGCCATCATCGCAACGGTAATATTCTTGTCCAACGCGATAAACCGCTCTTTCGTGCGATCCTCGCGTTCGTCAAGCATCTTTTCCAGCGCGGTAATCCGCGCGGTCAGGCTACCGCAATCCTCAACCATAATGGTGTTTTAGAACAGACTGCGAACCGCGTCTATGGTATGATTATGCAGCTTTTGGTCGTACTGTACGGCCAAGTGCTGTTCGGCGATATCGATCGTTTCGATCGCCGTGGTTCCGGTCAGGACGCCGCCGCCCAAGCCAAACATGAGGGGATGCTGATTATGGTAGCAAATGGCCCGTTTGACGTTTGGGCCAATGGGCTTCATCTGCCTGGCCGGCGACGGGTCATAGACGACCATCAGGTCTATCGCTGGCTTATTAGGCAAATCCGCGAGGAGCGTCGCACACCACCCGCCCCCTGAATATCCGATAAGAATAATCTTATTGCTTGCTGCCTGCGCCCGCCACAAATCCCATGCGACAGTCTGCCACTGCCCCCAGTTATACACCTTGACGATTACGCCATGGATCGCCGCCAGTTGCCTGCCTAGCGCATCCATTCCGGCCGAGGAGACTACACCGTCCGCCCCACCGGGGAGGATGCCGCCGCGCAGAATGAATACCGAAACCGTCATTTTATTTTGCTTTTAGCCTCACCTGCATCGTTAATTGCCCTAAGAGCCAATACCTCCAATCGTGCCTGATAGCGTGCGTTGCATTGATTGGAATGATCGGCGTTATAGCAACCACGATTATACAACTCTCTTTCCATTGAAAGAACACGACAATCAACGAAAGCGTCGTCGCTTATTTGCAACGCGCCAATGCAGCTGAGCGGTATTTTACTAAGCGGCTCCGGTAATTTTCCCGTACCACCGCCGCTGGTTGCGATCAACGCCAACAGAAAAAACCAACCCATCTTTCCCTCCTATGCTGCAACCACCGAACCATTGTCGTTCAAGGCTAGGTGGATGTTGTTCAAGTCCTGTTCCAACCTTCCCTCATCGAACCCCAACGGGGATATGCCATTCCGTAGCCGTTCAAGGGACAGATAGGCCAATCCCTCGTCCATATATCTCTCGATCCACGCTGGTTCCGCCGCCTGCAGGCGGCCCCACGTCACCACGATGTAATGCCCACTGCTGTTGCGGCCGACGACCGGCACGTAATGGCCGCCTACGATCTTGGTATTGGTGCTGACAACACTCCACGGCTGGGCCGATTCGAACTGTTTCACCGCGCTTTGCGGAACCAGAACCCCGATCGCGGCCACGGAGAACAGGTACGAGGCCAAGGTCACTTGCTGCAGGTTACCGGCCTCGAGCGCAACATACGGCCCGACTTTGTGCCGTAATCCGCTTGCATCCACGATGCCGGTTTTCTGGCGGTAGGCCGCGGCCTCCGCCATGTTAGTGCCCTGGTCGGTGGCTGGCTGCGAGGGGATAAAGCCGGTTGCGGCCGAATAATCGGATAGGACAGTGCTATCGGTGAATAACACCCTGCTGCCGCCCTCCCGCACCCAGAGCATCGTTTCGTGGGCCGCCCCTGCCCATACGCAGTCGCCATAGGTCGTATTACCGAACATCGGCCAGGTGTTGACTAGGCTATGATTTGCCACGCCATAGACCGGCGGCGGCTTCGGCAATTCCGTGGCATCGAAATAGGTGGCGAACTTGAGTTTAACCGCGTCAGGTACGGCGGGGGTCTTGCCGAACATCAACGGCATGGGTCACCTATTTGAGGTGGCTGGACACAGTTTGCGCTGCCGGCCCGACAATGGCCCACAATTGCAGCATTTTTTCCAGAAACGGCCTATTGGCGTTAACGAGCGTGATCATCTCGTTCAACGCCGGTAATGCCGCTTCGACCTGCGCCTTTTCCTCGGCGGACAGCCCTTCCGCATTGAGGAACAGTTCAAACGCCCAATTGCTCATCAGAACGCAACGATCTTGCCGTTAACGACGTGCAAGCCGTGGATCGGCACTGTTCCCGCCATGGGAACACCCTTGAGTTGGCCAGACACCTGGGCCGACGTATAAGCCGTGCAAAGCAGGGCGGCGATCTGTTCCAGCACCGTATCCGCAATCGTGGCTACACCGGCTACAGCCGGAAACGACGCCGCTACGATGGCGACCAGTGTCGAAACCGCAGGCACAAACCCGCAGGCCGTCGCGACCGCTTTCTGGATTGCGTCAATCACATCCGGATTGATGACAACGCCGCCCGTAGAACTGCAGGTAGCGACGCTGCCCATGCCGGTGCCCGCGGTTATGGCCGCCCCGACGACTGCGATCTTGGAAAGCGCCCCGCGGCGCGTATTCAATGTCTGTAGCATGACAATCTCCTAGGTTTGCTTTGGAACTTCTACCACCTTGTCGCCGCCAGCGTCAGCCTGATGTGCCGATGTCGTCTCGATTCTCACTACTTCCGGAACAGCCACCGCACTTGCCAAACGGCTCTTGGTTGTCGAGGCAAGAGCATTGAGTCCAGTCAGGAGGGCAGAGCCGATAAAGGCTAAAATCCCTGCCCATGCCGTCACACTGGGAATTAAGCCGGCCGGAATCGCATTCGTCAGGCTAACAGTGCCTTGCGAGATACCAACCGCAATGGTGATGACAATGCCAACCCAAAACCGTACCTGTGGATCGACTGTGGGCATGACCAACCTATGATTTTTGTAGTGAAGCCGCCCGATACTTCTCGGCGGCGGCCAAGCCATCGTCAATGATCTTCATGAGTTGCGCACGGCCCTCTACACTATTGAGTTTATTGGAGGCTGGAATCTGTGCAATTCCCGGCAACTCTTTGACGAGCGCCACCAAATCCCAATAAACGGCATTAAACGCCGCTTGCTGCTCGCCAGGAGAAGCCGTGGTAAGCTTGATGCGCATTTATGCTTCAATCCAATTTTTATTCTGATGGATTACCGCTATAGTACCAAGACACACTTCAAATTTTTCGGCAAGTTCTCTCTGCGTTATTTTTCCCTTAGCAGCGCGAATCGCATGAACTTTTTCCCAATTCAGTTTTGCCATATTATGCCTTTCGCCAGTCAAAACAGTACCATGGATACGCTTATCATCTTCATTTTCCTGCTTTGAACCCCATACCAAGCATTCAGCATTAAAACAACCAAGATGCCCTTTGCCACATAGATGTCGGGCGAATGGCTTGTCTTCCGGCGCAGACCCGTGCATCAACTCACAAACCAGACGGCCGGTCCTTACCATGCCGTTAAACCTGCCTCCCATTCGAGGAACCCGAATGATTCCGTAATTGCCGCGCGTTCTTCCAAACGGCCAAGACGTGCAGCAACCATCGTGCATATGCTCGATAAGGTATTGGTACACAGCACTATTTGTCCAATCCAATGCCGAGAAATTCATTGATGTTCCCCTCGCTCATAAGTGGGTTGACGATCAACAAAAGATCGCCGGGGCTAATACGTTCCTTTATCGCTAAAAGACTGTATGAGAGTAAGCCACTGATTTCAATGGCTCTACAGCTAATTTCACTGCAAATCCAACTGTTCTCATCCCGCCAATTTCGTTTAGGCTTCTCAGCCAAATCATCGAGAAAATGCCATAAGGCTGCATGGTCGAACGGCTTGCCGATTTGAGAACGCGTCCAGTCAATAGCCGTGCGTATTTTATCTTCCGGCCCTCGCAATTTGGCTACTTTGGGCAGCGTGAGATAGGGCCACGCATTAAACGACCGTATCATCACGCCGCCTGGATCACCAATATCGTTGTCTGGGCCACTTACGCCCAGCAATCCCTCTCCCGGAAGGATTATATCCACGTGCGAAAAGGGAGAATGGGTAAGTCGTCGAATGATGCTTGAAGCAAAAGCAGGGCTTGTTGAAAATTGAAGCAACAATTCGCTCATCGTTCACGACGAGCTGTTTTGCCTCCCAAGGCAGGTGCCATTAGCTTCATGAACAGTATTGACTCGGCCCTCCGGCGGTTGACAAGTCCTTGCATAACACGGCCGCCGCCACGGACCCACATCATCAGGTCGGCGGGAACTTCCGTGAATCTATTGGAATTGACCGAACGCAGCACATTGGATCGCCCGAGCGCCCCCGTGTTGAAGTCAAAGCTGACAAGAGCATCATATTGGTTCTGATTGATTGGCACCTTGACGAAATGATTAACGTCAAGTTCCACAGCGGCCAAATCGGACGCGAGAATCTGGTCAGCCTGCGCTGCCGTAATCGTCATGCCATGGTAGACGTGCGGCGGACCAGCCGCCGAGGTGTGACCATAGCCGATGGTTAGAACCCCAGTGCCGTCATCGTAGGTGTGAAGGTATAAACCTTCCCACCCTTCGATGAACTTCCTGCCCGCGTCGCTGGTATGCACGTTACCGAGGGGCCTTTGCCGACGCGCTGGGCGTATTTTGCACAACAGCTGCGGCCGCGGCCGTGTCGTTTGCGGCAAGCGTCGTGGACAACTCGTCAAGAGCCGCCTGCGTGACCGGGTCCGTCGATGGCGGAATGGCCTTGATAATCGCGGTCAGGTTGTTCAAAAGCGTCACAACCGAACCGGTAACACTGGTATTATTTGCCACCTCTGCGGTCATGCTAGTAAGGTCGATAGCCATTTGATTCTCCTTTTGAAGGACTGAGTTTACGCTTCTTTGCAGAGCACTCACGGCAGACTGTAATCTGGCAATCGCGACCAGGATTTGGTCAGTGTCTGAGATCCACCAGTCCATGGGCCACATATAAGCATTCCGAGGTGACAATGATATGGCGGACCGCTAAAACGCGCTGTTATCGACAAAGCATAATACTTGACGTTGCTTACTCCGATCCCCCGTCACCGCCTCGCCGGGAAAAGCTAAACTTACCGATCCCAGAAATATCACGGCGCGACCAGTCGGATTGCCCGCCCGTTGCTCTGCACCGACAATCTTGGCTGGCGGCACCACGTACTGCGTGCCATTTTTCTCATGAAACCGCTGTAACTTTTTATCGTCGCGGTCATCGCTGATCGTCGCTATAATCCGGTCCCGCTGCACGCTGACATCGACGTAATATGCATCGGCCTCGCCACAACACGATGTGCCTGGACTACCGGGAACAATTGTATCGGGCTGTACTAGAGCCTGAAACCAAGCCTTCACCGCAGGGTCGCTATCCTCCCATTGACCGAGATCGCGGGCATCACCCGGCAGAGCAGACCCGAAGGCCAGCGCCACGAATACGATGATGACGAGTACAATCCCGAACACAATCAGGATGCCGATAGATCGTCCCATTGGCCCTTACCTTTTTGGCCCCAATCTCCGCAGTTGGTTGACCACATGAATAAGCTGGTCCCCGCCCATTGGCGCGCCATAGCCGTCCGTACCGAAGAACTGCGCAGCCGATATCTCGACGGAACGGCGCCTGCGCCGCCCCTCACCGAAATAAGCCACAATCTCAATCATGGTCGGCCACGAATCGTCCAATTCCTGTGTCTTGACGCGGGCCAGGTCGCCTTCATTCAGCCGGGGCATGGTTCCCCTCATCAAACCGCTGACACCACCCACCTGCCTTGATGGACTGCACGGTCATTCTATTTCTTCATCCCATCCGTCAAAACCGAATTTATCGAATTGCTTTTTGATGAGTCCGATTAAATATAAAGCGCGTTCGCCAGCTGCTATCTCGTGCGAACGCGATTCGAAACTCTCTTGATTGGCTTGAGTCGCAAGACGATCCAACTGATCCATCACCTCATTCTGGGTCATTTTTTAATAACGCGGGTCAGCCATTGAGAAAACCGTCAGCAAAATGCTAGTTATTCCAAACGCTATCCAGAAAAGTTCCCAATTCATCGCGTCCCTCCTTTTCGCGTCTCAAACCGCCGACACCATCCACCTGCTTTGATGGGCGATTGCACAAGCGTACACCCTGACTGGGGCAGGAACATGATACATCCGCTGCACTTTTGCGGCAAGTGGGTAGACTGGGCCATGTAGCCGACTGAGGCGTGGGATAGTTTAAATTTTTCCCTTATATGACCGCCATGGGCAGGGTTTTGCTTTTCGCCTATGCGGCCGCCGTGTTTCTTTTGGGGTGGTGGCCCTGGAACGTTCTGTTGGTTCTGCTCGCCTGCGCCTGCCGGAGCCGGCGATTGCAGCATCCGAAATTCCTGTTCAATCCCTGACAAGGTCTTTTCCAGCGCCGACGACGCGCGGGCGGCACGGATAGCCAAGTCAGGAGCGGTTGGCGCATTCTTAGCCGCAGCTAACGCCGACTGAGCGCGCGACCATTGTTGCATCTGCGGGGCAACCAATGGAAGGCGCCTAGAAAGCCGCGCTAGCATTGCCTGATGAGCGGTTTCAACCCCATGACCGACGGCTGCCCCAGCGAGTTCCCCGCCGACTCCCCCGGTCAATTTGTAGCCTATAGCCGCCCCAATCCCTGCTGCAATTCGTTTTGTGATCGTACCAATAGCATCGGTAATCCCAGGCGCTGATGGTTGATATTCCCCCCGGCGTGGCGTAATCCGGCGCAGCATGGCCGCATATTCGCGCAGGGTCGCCGTCTCTGCCGGTGAATACATTACCGCTGCGGCATCGCTATTGAGGAATTTACTGAGTCGTTCTGCCGATTTGGCCGTGCCAAAAGCAGTCTGACCCTCGCCCGCTTCCACAAGATCACGGAATGTCGCTTGCTTGACGGCAGTCCATCCGGGCGAACCATCGCCCCCAACAATAGTCTTAACACGGTTTGCTACCGCAATCTTACTCAGTTGGTCGATAACCTTGGTTGGCTCCATCGGCTCCTTAACGTTGTCACCCAGAATGTTCTGCACGACCTTGCCGACCGGATCTCGCGACCGTCCGCCGCCGAACGTGGAACGGTAATCGGCATGCGCGGCCCGTGCATCGTTCCACGCTTGAATCGCTTTTGCGTCGCCCGTAAACAACGGCGAATTGACCGCTTGATCAACTCGCTTGTCAAACGCCTTCAAAACCTCTTGCGTCGCAGTTTGGTCCGCACCCGTTCCGCCACGGAAAGAAGCGTCACGGAACGTCGCAAGTTCTCTCCGCAATTGATCGACACCATTCAGGTTAATGCCCGCAATAGTTTCCGTTGGTGCCGGGATCGCCTTATTTCTGGGTGCAAGTAATGCGGAAATCTTATTGTCAAGATAATCCACCATTTGCGAGGCGTGCGGTGTCGTTATTTCTGACACAACGACTGGATTTTCGGCTTGATACAGATCGGCTTTGATATCGTCACCAATGCCCTCAAAAACACGGCGATGGATCATTCCCGGCTGGTCGGCGGCAGTCTTGTAGAGCGCATCAACGCCGGATTTTGCTTTCTGCTCCGCCTGCTGAACGATATTTGAAACTGACGTCCCGGCTTCCTGCGGTGTCGTGGCAAGTTGTTCGCCTTCAGGATGCAACCCTTCGGCGACAATATTCCTGGATCGCGCGAGTTGATCCTCTCGTTGCTCCGCCCACGCCGTAGCCTGCGGTTTTCTATTGCGAATGGCATTTTGTTCGATCTGGCGGCCTACACCCGTCAGATCCGCCTCGCTCCCGGTAACGCCAAAGCCGACTTCTTCCGGCAAGGCCTTGGCCATGCGAGGAATACCTTTGGGAACCGGTAAGGCAAACCCTGCCCCAGCTTCGGCTAGGTTGCCCGCAAACTCGCTACCGGCTTCACCAAGAACCGGCTTAGTAGCTGTTGCAATCGGCTTGTTAACAATGCTGTGCAGCGGGGCACTGATCGGGGCAGTGAGATAGCCAAGACCGCCTAATGCAATGTTGCCGGCACCTTTGGCAACCTCCCACGGCTGTCCGGTTTTAATCTGCTCGACACCATGCCCAGCCCGTTCGAGAGACCCCTTGATTGTTTCCTGGTAAGTCGAGGGAATGTCCATTATTGGCGCAGCCGCGCCACTGACGGCCTCGCCAACTGTATGCGGCATCAAATGCGGGGCGGATTTTGGCGACGCAAAATCCTTCCACGGCCCGTCGTCAGCCGCAGACGTAAAATCATTCCATGGCCCATCCTCGGCCATTACTGTTTTTCCCAATTATTCTTGTCGGACGGATTGCCCCCCTTGAATTTATACCCTTTAACAACATCGCCAACTTTTGGCGCACTCGGGGCGGCTTGCGCGCCTTCTGTTTCCTTCGTCGTTCCCTTATCGATACCCGTTAGGATTTCATAAGGCCGATCACCGATAAGGTTCTTGAATGTCTCCTCGGAGACCCCGGATGCCGCCGCCTGTCGCTTCTTGCCTTCTAACTGACCACTAAGCAGTTTCTGTGTAACGTCAATGGCCCCTAGCATCTGCTTGCCGCTGGCTATAGTGCTGAATTGCGCTGCCGCCCCTGCGCGCTCTTCTGCCGTTCCTGCCCCGGCAACACCAATGGCCTTGATGATTTCCGGTCCAACAATCTTGCCGACCGTGTCAAGATTCGTCGCCGCATCATCACCGAATTCTCTGGAAATTGTGGTGCGCAGACGATTAACCGTTTGAACGTCATTCGCATCCCACGCCTTTGCGAATTCCCTAAGCGTATCCAGATGCCGGACCGCAGTGCCGAGAGACACCGTGGCCTGCCCAGCCGGACCCAAGATAAACCGGGGCATCATCCCGCCTTGCCGCATTGTCTCGGCAACTTGATCATGTGTCATGCCAAGAGACGACGCCACAGCATTGGCGTAATTCTTGACTGCTCGCTGATAAGCTTGCTGGGAAACGGCTACCGGGCTCGCGCCCCTGCTAACCGGCGGCAATTTACCTGTCTGCAGATAAGTCTTTGCATCGGTCTTTAGCGAATCGACGGAATTGCCGCCAATCGCCTGCGGTTCTGGAACAACCATACCCTTTTCAATGTGAGGCGTATCACCGCTGGCATAGTTAAAACTTTGACCGGATTCGACGAATTGGCTATTTCTCACCCTAAATCCAGGATCGGCGCTTACCAATTGAGTGGGCGCGGTAACCGAAGCATTGCGCGGATTAGACGGCATTGGTTGCGTCGGATTCCGGGGCGTCTGCGTCGGGGTCGGCGTTTGCCCCCTTGGCGTCCCTATAACATCATGGGTCATAATATCTTCAAACGTACCATCCCCTCGCGGAACAACATTGCGAACCATGCCAGTCTGTGAGTCGACAATAGTGCGAGGCTGTTTCGATTCCTTCATTGCCTCTAAGGCGCGTACATCCGCAGCCTTCTTTTCTTCCATTTGCTGCTGTTGCGCGAATAGCCGTTCCTGCTGCGCTTTCTGTTGCGCAAAAAGTAGCTGCTGCATCTGCGGATGCTGATTGAGGGCGGCAGCATTCATCTCCAACTGCGCTTGATGTTCAGCCTCGCCCACCCGCTGCTTATGCAACGCCTCGTAAGTCCCGATGCCCTGCAATCCGCCTTGGCCGATACCCACACCGGCATACGGCGAACGCGACCCCATCATGCCAAGGCCCGCCGCCATCAGCGACAACGCAATGTCGGTCTTGTCTGGCTTGGCCTTGCCGGAAATATCCGATGCTTTGATTGGCGTTACGCCGGGGATGCCGCCTGCGTCGGTCGTCGTAGTCATTAACCCACGCTGTTGGCCAACAGGCGTGGTGTTGAATGCCATCTTTTCGTAGTCCTCAGAATCGGGAACGCCGGCGGCATACTTGCTCAGACGGGCATTCTCAAAGTGAGCGGCAGGTTTCAGATAACCGGAAACGAAAGCCTGGGCGGCTTCTTCCTTGGTCTTGGCATTGGCCATCTTGTCCCAGACTTGGGGATAGTTGTTCTTGAGGTTTTGTGCAGTAAACTCGGACTGAAGCTTTGGATCTCGCCAATCCGCGCCTGGATGCGTATTCCGCAGCCAGTTGGCGTAATTGTTCCACTCCTGGCCACCCTCTTGGTACAATCCGTGCGCAAAATGGGCCTCACCGCCCCAGTGCGGCTGATCAGGGTGACGCAACGTCGAGTCGAAATTGCTCTCGTCCTTGACGTTGGCAAGCACGCCAGCCACGCCGTTCTCCGACATGCCAGCCTTCGTCCATTCATTGGCGGCTACCCGCCAGGGCTTAGGTGGTTCATCAGCTTCTTTTGGCCGAGGCTGTGGCAATGGAACATCGGCAGTCACGGGTGGTGCCGCTACCAGCCCAGGCGTGGGACCGGACGCGGCGGGAGCGGTGGCGGGAGTATTTAATGCCGCAACCTGCTGCGGCGGACCAGCGAACTCTGACGCCAAGCCTGTATCCGCTGCTGCTACCAAGCCCGCCGTCGCTATGTCATCATCCGGCGTGCCACCCTCTGCTAATCCGCCACGCGACATAAATGACGGCATGCCGAAGCCGCCGCGCATCGGCACATTGATGCGATTGGACGATGGCGTAGCCAAGCCGCCATAAGCGCGCGGCACCCGTCCGCCTGCGGACGACATCTCCGCCGCATAATTCAGATCGGCCTCACTGAATGGATCAAACTTGTTGGCTAGCGTTGTCGCCAGTCCTGGGCCGCTACCGCTACCGCTGCCCAGCTTAGACATTTGCAGCGCCTGCGTGAACATCTTGGAGGCGTCGTCTTGCTGCTCCGGCATGGGCGGCGCAGCCTGCGGCCTTGGAATATTCACTACCGCGCCTTGTGGAACGTAGCTGCCGCCGCCAGCATAAGGCACCGGCCCAAGACCACTCATGGGGCTCGCGCCATAGGGCATTGCCGGAACGCCGCCTGTCAGTAACCCCTGCACGCGGCCGCCGTCTGCCCGCTTGGCTAGTGTATGGCGAACATCCTCGACGTGAATGCGATGTCCGGGCGACTTCGTGCGCTCCATATGCGCAGCCTGTTCGGCCGCCGTAACACGCGTTCCAACTGCAGCACGCACCTCGGTCCCATCAGGATGCCGCTCGACAACAGCGACAGGGGCTTCACCGCCCCGAACGCGGTGCATGATGTCCTGCTTGGAATAAGGGCCGAGATCCAGCAAATGATGCTCTGTTCCCGCCTTGGCATGCTTGTGTATTTCAGCCTCGGAAACCTTATCCGGATTATAGTGGAACACGCCGCTATGTGCCTCGACGCGACGCATGCCGGACGGCAAGGACAACTCCTTGCTGCCATGCGGGAACATCTGCACGCGGCGATGTCCCTCAAGCAATTGCCGTTGCTGAGCATGCAATGTCCTAGGCGATTCCGGAAGAACCGCGCCGCCCGCGCGCCTGCCCTGCACACGACCGCCCGTCGAAATCATAGCCGCAAGTGGCGCAAAGGCACCCGCCTGCCCCAATGCGCCCAATCCCAACCCGAAAGTACCAGCACCAGCCAAACCGCTGATAAGACTGGGCGGGGGCGGCGTCGTCGTGGTATTAGAGCCATAGGCTGCGGCGAGACCGCCAATGTCACCGGCCGCCATATTCGTAAGCTGGATCGGATAGCCATACTTGGCCAGTTGCTCGGCATAGAGCGCATTTAACGTGGCTGTAGTTGGCGCTCCCGGCGTATAATATTGCTGCTGTTGAGTGCCAAGGCCGTATTGGCCCATGCCCAAATTGGCTATATTGCCAGCCGCACCTTCCTGACCGGCACCAATCCCTTGCAATGCCGACGCGGCAGCTAACGGTATCTGTTGGTATTGCTGGGCGGCCATTGCTTCCTGCTGCGTGTAGCCCGCTTGCAGCATTCCGGCGATAATCGGATCTTCTGCCGCCGCCTGTTGTCCGGCCGTTAGGGCTCCCGCAACCGCAGTTCTATTTCCTCCCAGCGCTCCCTGCGCCGTCTCGTTGCCAACCACTTGGTTCTGCTGCTGCGCATTTTGCAGAGTAAATTGTCGTTGCGCCGCATTAACGACATCGTTCACATACGGATTAAAATACTGGTCGATCTCGGCCTGCGTAAGCGGCTGTGCCGCGCCTTCGGCAAGCGACTGTGCCTCCCCGTATGTACCAAGTCCCGTATTGGCCGCCCCGAAGGCGGTATTGTAATTTCCCACCGCCGACAACTGCTCAGGATTCTGTTGAGCGCTTTGCTGAAAAACTGGGGTGTAGGGATTGGTCGCCGGATTGAGGTATTGCTGAACCTGCGGCAGCACAGAATTAAGCGCAGCAGTCCCCGATGCGCTGGGGCCGGTAGACGAATTCCCAGTTTTGGCGGGTATACCCATTTATTTTGCCTCAGATTCAGCGTGGCCGTTGCCACGTTTCTTACCGCGATGCACGCGCCACAAATCGCGCTGGTCCATCACGCTCTCGTTCGCCCATTGCTTGACGCCGTAGATGAAGAATGCCCCCGTCGGCATTCCCAATTCCTGCCGGTAAAGCCGCACTTTGGCCTCAAGCCGCTTGTTCGTGACGACGCCGATCATCAAAGGCAACCCGGTCTTGTCGCTGCATGTCTTGGCAAACTGCACCAAGGCTTTTGCAGCCTTCGTATTCCGATACTTTGGCCTGACAAAATTGAATAATTCCTCGAGATGTTCCACGGACCGATACCACATTGACGATATTGTCATGTAGATGGCTCCCGCGATTTCGCCGTCGCCGTCGATGATGCCGATCACACCGCCCTGCCGATTATAGGCGCGATCGAGCATTTCCAGCACCTTAGAATCCTCCATCTCGAACAGGCCATTGTCCTCGTGGAGTTCATGACACAAAGCCATCATGTCCGCTTCGTCTGCGCGCGTCCCGACACGTACTGGGGGTAACGCTGCCGTCATGATTTGGCCGGGGGCGGAAGCTTCCGGAGGGTTTGAATGTGCTTCTTTCGCAGGTTCATGATGCGTTTGTCCAATTCAGCATGACCACGCTTGAGATCACCATTGCCAAACTGCAGGACAATCTCGGGAGGAATGACGTACTCCCCGCCTGCCGTCATGACTGGAACCGGCGACCCCATATGATGGTCGTTCTTGCGTCCTCCCTTATTGGCCATCGACATCTTGGGCGGCTTCGGTAGCCCGAGCCCTTTTATCTTCGGTGTCTTAGCCCCCGGTCCGCCATAGGGACCACCGTGGAGCTCCTTGTGCAAAACCTGCATGCCCGCGGACGTATTGTTCTGCCCGAGATGCGAAACGACGTCGGCGGGAACGACGTAGGAACCGGAGGGCACGTTCATCGCGTGCTTGTCGGTACGTCCCGGTACGGCCGACATGATCGGCCCCGTATGCATCTCGCGCCGTACCACATTGCGCAGCGTGAAAGGGTTGGAAGCAATTCCGCCCATGGCTCGACCGCGCCGCTTGGTGGCATATGCGATCGCGAGGGCCTGAGAGCGGCTTTGGACATGTGGCGACTTGCCGACCTCGCCCATCAGCGTCTTGACGTTCTGCTTGAACGCGCCTTCCGAACCCGACTTATTTAGCGGCACTTGTCGTGCTCCTTATGGGTTATAGCCGACATAGTAGAATAAGCCGGACGATACAGACGATCCGGTATTGACAACCAGCGAGAAGCTTCCGGCCGTAATCGGCCCGACATATACGCCGGCCGTAAAAACCGTCGTGGCCGCCCCGGTGTTCCCAGGTGAAAAACTTATAACCCCTGTGCTGGCCAACTGCGCGTTGCCAATAACCACGGAAGCAACTGCCGCCGGCATGACTGCCGATCCGCCAAAACCATGCACCGTCGCCAACGACGTCGCCAATGTGCTGGATATGGCGTTAACCGCATTAATCAAAGCCGTGCCGTTGACAAGCAACCCGACATTGCTGACGAGATTCTTGAGCGTCGAATTGACTTCGTCGGCCGATGCCATGTCATCTCCTGCCGGAAGCAGCAAAACGGTAGCGAATGTATCCTAGCCGCCACCACGTTCCGACATCGTTCGATGCCACCGTGAACGACATCTGCCTACCCCGGCACCGCACCATAATATACTGTGTCTGTTGTGTCACGGTGTATGGCCCGAACGTCTGCGGCGTGTCGCCAGGGTAGTTAACCACATTGAATGACAACTGGATTTGCGCACCAGCGCCATCATCGAGGAACCCCCATTTGAAATCCGGCAGGATCTGGTCGACAAAGGCGAAATCCTCACCCTCGGAGATATAGAAATATCCGGTGGTGAAACTCGCCGCCAGCGGACCTCCAGCGGCATCGTTTGTCGTCTCATGCTGATAAATAATCCCGGACGGCGTCGCCCCGATCGGGTTGCCATTGCCGTAGACGTTTTCGTCAGTCCATGCCGATCGCGGCAGGGTTCCGTAATCCCAGCATTGTTCCACAATGTTGTATTTAACGTAGCTATCGCATTCCCCGCTTTCACTGGCAGCCGAAGGGAATAGCCATCCGGCCTCGTTAAACGGTGTGTTCGCCATCGCCCGAATGTTCCGCTGAAAGGCTGTATTGAGGTTCTGAAACACGAAGTCCCAGACCGGGCACGGCGTGACGGCCACGCCATTCGTCGTCAGCGAGTAGAAATTGGACGGTCCCATCCAGTAGACATTGCCGCGCAATTGCTGCGCCGCATGCGAGGAAATCAATCCTGCACCGCCACCTATCTTATTGAACCCAAACACCAAAGGCGGCCCGAGGTAGTTCATCGCCCAGACGTCGACGTCGGTCCAGATGAGATCCTGGTTGGCTACCGCCATCCCGCCCATGCACTTGGAACCGATAGGAATGCGGAAACTGCCAGCCTGGTCCGTCGTCAGCACTTGAAAATTATTAAAGTCCCCGACCGTCGACCACGAAACCGTTAGAGGATCCTGGACGCTACCGATGGCTTCCGGCACCGTCGACCCCCAACAGACGAGGATCTGCTGGGTCTGGGACACGAAGATACCGCCATTGTAAGGCGGCGCACCATTTACGGGACCGGCCGTTTGATGACCTGTCGTTGGATCCCACGAAAAGACCGGCCCACCGGACGGGCAGGCTAGATAAATCTCACCCCAATTGTCGCTCGTCCAATCGGTAGCCGTAATAGGCGTACCCGTCTGGGCCGTCGTCGTGCCGACACCATAGCCGCCGCTGCCATACCCGCCCGCGCCATAACCCATTGAGGCGCCCGCCGGTCCAACCGTAAGATAATAGACGAACTGCGCATTGCCGCCGTTCATCGAAAACCCGCTCGATGCCGTGGCAAGACCGTCAATCGAGATGGTAAAATTGTTAATGTCGACTTTGGCCTGAACCGTATACAGCCCCTGGATCGTAACGCCGTTACCGGTCGTTGATGCCGTAAAGACAACAAAGCTTCCGGCAACCACCCCGTGGTCGTTCAGGGTAACCGTAACAATATCGGACCCGCTCGTTGTCGTGAATAGCGGAACGGCACCACCGTTGTTGACGGTTCCCGTCGCTGGCGTAGCCGACGTAATCGTGTAGGAACCCGCACCTACGCTGGCGATCGGATAGGCCCCCGATAGCACAATTCCGCCGACCGAAACCGGCGTATTAAGGACGACCATGTCGTCCGTCGACAGGTTCGTGGCCCCCGCATCGACGATAGTCACGACAGAAGTATTCATGACCGTCGAGAAGTTCACGGCCGGGTTCGTCGTGGTGGACAGCGGCGTAATGGTGATCGGCTGGCCGTTTGTCAGCACATACAGACCGGTTGTCGCGCCAATGCCGAGATGATCGACGGAGTTCAGGTCTTGCCAAGCGTGCAGTTCGCGCGGCACTCCGGAGATGGCATTCGGATACAAAGCGGACCAGCCACCCAGTTTTTGAACCATACCCGCCCTGAAACGAATCAGTTGGCTTACATTAATGCCAGCCTTCGACGTGGTAGGGGTCCTCTCCACATCCACGCCAGGCACGAGTTGAACGGCTCCATAGGGCATCTGCGGTCATGTCTTGATATAAATGAAGGAATCGAGACCTTGAGCGGCGTGCGTGATAAACGTGCTATTGGCTGTCGGAACGGCGAACGTTGTCACACCATTGCCGCCATAAGCGCTGCCTAGCATTGCACCAAGCGCTGGATAATCAACGACATTGTAAACACTCCCATTGCAAAAAAGGAACGGGGAGGTCGAGCACGCCGCCCACCATGGCGGCTCCTCGGACGGGTTTCCCGTAAAGACCGGCAGCAACCCCCCTATGGGGAACGAGTCCACGTAATCCATATGAGCGCCATCGAAAAACACAGTTATTTTCTGGCCGGCTGGCGCTCCAATGGAACGGCCTGTCCCTGTAGCCGGGGAAAGTTGCACATAGAGGTCGCTCGGCGGAGCATTAAAAATTTGGTTGTTGACGATATACCGTCCCGGCTGACTGAACTTGATAACCGCATTGGCACTCTGCGAGCCCGTAATAAAAATACAGGCATTGTTCTGCTGGAACGGTCCGCCTGCGGGCGTCAATACTGCCGTGGACGATGTCAAAGTGACCGTGGTTGCTCCAGACAGCGTGAGAGTCACCGTTCCACCGAACAGCCCGTCAATGGCCGACATGTTCGGATTGACGGCCGAGGTGCCCCAAGCTCCCGGCAAATCTCCCGTGTTGGGTACGATAAGGCCAATATTTGGAGTGGTTGGTTCCGACATGGCTTATGTCCTTGGGGGCGTGGCAATCTGTGATGGCTGCTTTGATGACCACCCCTCGGCGTTGAACTTTTTTCGAGCCTCCTCAACCGCAGCGGATTGCTTCAGCGCCTGATAGTGAGATTCCCACGTAATGCCCATGCCAGGGTTGTCCACGGCTTGGGCGGCACCGTAATTCTGCAAATAAGCCGCGCCAAACACCATCGAGGCAGCCAAGAACAGGTCGGGCAGATACTGGGTCAGGATGGTGGTCGTATTCGTCGGCGATAACGACGCTGGATGGATGGTTCCAACGACTTCCGCCTGATAGAGCGCGTCTGGCCACGGGCCAACAATGAGCGAGGTTTGCGTCGTCATGGCGAAGTAGGTCGGCATGCCGGACCCATTGATGCTGGGAAATGCGGCATCCAGGTACGACCGGCTGACCGGCAACAGCATATTTCGCGTGCCCGCGTCCGGCGTAGTCTGCAACGCAGGCGTAATGGCATAGAGGCTATCGACAACGTAGAATGTGCCGAGCGTGGCCGGAAGGTTGAACGTGCGCGTTCCCGGCGCAAATCCGGATGACGAGTCCCGCACCACGGTATTGAGCAAGTCAAGTTCACGGTAGATTCGCTGTTCGGCGTCATCAATGATATTCGGCACGATCTGCGCGAAATTGACGTCCGTCGTGGCGACAACCATGAGGCCGCCAAGCGAAGTGATATATCCCGTGTAATCATACGCCATCAGCGTGCCCGCCTTGCCGCAATAACGCCGAAGCCGCCCATGGTGGCGTTAGTGAAGTTCACCGCAGCAATAAGGTAGGCCGTTTGTACCGCGCTGGAAATGAACTGCACGGGTCCGATGGGCAGAATGGTTGTTTGGATGGCGGTCAAGCCCGCGCTGCCAAGACCCAATTGATGGATGGCACCCGAGGTGAAGTTCGGCAGGGCATTGGACAGGTTATTTACGGCCGCAGCGAGTATCTTGGCGTTGGTTGTGGTATTGGTGGCAAAATACGTCACCGAACCGAACACATTCCAGTCGCCGGAACCAAGCGCAAGGCTGATGAGCGTCGTCGCCACTGACGCGGTCGAAAGGCTCAATGCCCCGCCGGACGTTAAATTGGCCGTCGTATATTCGCCAATGCTGCCAGCTGCGGCCGGCGTGCTGGCCGTCGCGCCTGGAATGTTGCCCAGCGCAGCCGTGGCGGCTGGCCCAAAGCCGCCCGTGGTATAAATCGGGTCGGCTGTAGGTCCGCCACTGACAAGAAACAGGTTGGCCGTCGTCGACGGCACGACCGCATAGGCCCCTGTGCTGCCGAGAACAATCCCGTGTGAGGCTAGCACAGACGTGCCGATGCCACCGTTGGCGACCGGAAGCACACCGGAAACCCCGGTTGTCAGCGGAACCGCCTGAAACGATGGATCGCTGGTTGAGCCGTTGGAAATCAGCGCGAGGCCGACATTGCCTGGTGCCGCTGCGGCCACCGCCGCCCCCGTGCTGCCGAGAATCACCGCATGCGAGGCCAAGGACGCCGTGCCCAAGCCGCCAAAAGTCTGCGTCAGCACGCCGGTAGCGCCCGTGGTCAAGTTGACCTGTTGGAATGTCGGCGCCGCCGCGCCATTGCCGCCCAGGAAATAACCCGATGTTCCCTGTGGGGTTATTCCCAGCAAAGACGTGCCATTGCCGTATAGAATACCATTCTGCGTCAAGGTCGTGGTCTGGAACGCCGTCGCCAGGAGGCTGATGGTGCTGTACCAACCCGTATCGAAGTTCGTCGCGCTATTCTTGGCCAAGACTTGATGGGTCGAGCCACCAGACGGAATGTTCCCGGCTGGAACGCCAAGGTTGGCAACCGAGCAGGCCCTCGGCAGGCCGCTCGACAGTTGATAGAAGGCCACCATGTCGCCGGCAACCGGAACCGCGGTTGACATGATGGACGGCGTTTTGCCTACCACGTCCTGCAGGGGCATGGCACCGCTGACCGCGGCCGTGTAAGCGGTGTAATTGGAAGCAATTTCCAACACCTCCGTCCCAGCCAACGGCAGGGCATCGGGCTGGTATCGCGGCAGTGCCGGTATGGTGCCGGGAGCGGCGGGCATCTAAGGTTCCATTAAGGCTGCGTCAACATTAGTATATTCAAGTCGTCCGCGTTAGTCGCGGTAAATCGATACATGATCGAGTTGGCGTTGGTGTCCGTCGCCGCTAGGTTGATGGCGTAAATCCCGTGAGAGAGTTCAGTAACGGCATTGGCGCAGGGCGCAAAACCGGCACCGGAAAGGCTGCGCTGCGCGGTTACCGTCAATCCGGTTTGCGCTACGTGCGTCGTCGAATTCGTCATAAGGAACATATAGCCATTCAGAGCCGCATTTTTCTTGATGCTGGACGCGATCGACACGTTGCCGCTGGCATCGATATTCAAGTCGTTGAAGACAGTCGGGGTTACCTGATCAACGAACGTATTGTCGTCGCCGCTCGCCGCAGTGATGAAATAAGCCAAGTCGCCAGCCGTATTGGTGTCCACCCCCGTCAATACGATCTTGTAGACGCCATCCCCAACCTCGCTAACCACACCGGCAGCGCCGGCAAATGCCACTCCGCTCTTGGAAAGGTTCACGACCGGCGCCGCCCCCGTCAATGGCGAATGATGATCCGATGATGCGATCATATTGAACAGGCGGGTATAGGCCGTTGATTGCTTGAGGTTCATCTGCGTTAATCCTGCGTAACCGACACCCAGTCGATGGAGTAGGTTGCGGTTGGCCCGCCATCGTACTGGATTGCATACGTTTGGCTATCGCCCGCGGTAAGTCCAGTGATACCCTTTGCCGGAGCAAAACCAGGGGGGATGTTGTCGTTCAGACCGGCATTCCATCCCCAGGCAATGTGACAGAAAAGATTTGAAAACCCCGTCAGAGTGCCTGTGCAGACACCGTTAAAGAAATTGATCATCTGACCAAGGTCGTCGTCCGAAGACGGCACCCAAAGAACTCCGTAGGTATTCAACTGCGTCGGATCACATACCGGCGGCGTCAGAGGCACAACAGAACTCCCCGGAGGGGTAAACGCCAGCCAGAATGTGGGGTTGGACAACGGAACTTGGTTTGTGCTGTTTTGCTGGGCCTGGTAAAGCACGCCGAGGTACGCAACTATCGCGTTCGTTCCATATGCATAATCGCTATACCAAATAGCATAACCGCCCAAGACTTGCTGGATATATTCGTTCAGGCCGGTCGTGGTGCCTGCATCGAAGTTCGAATGCGATGGCAGCGTGCCGAGCCCGATCGGCTGAAATTCCGCCCAATCGTTCTCGACGGAGAAATTTTGTCCTCCCGGAGTGTAGGCAGCCGGGTTGTACAGACGCTCAATGGACGTTGTCCACCATGACACATGGTTGCGATCGGTCGCGTTCGTGTTGAAGTTCCAGGCATGACGTGACTCGACGAGCATCGGAGGATGAAACACCCGCGTTCCCGTATAAGCGTTTGCAACATTCGGTCCCGGCGATGGACGCTGCCAGACAACACCGCCGATATTGCCCGGATCAGTGCCCTTGTTGCAGGCGCCCATCATGCCGATGGCGTCGGTTGGTTGATTGGTGATCTTTAGAAGCGAACCGGTTTGCGAGAAACAACCGGCCGGAGTCGGTGTCGCCAAGTTGAATCCATCACAGGGCCAGACGGCATGAATGTACCAATCGAAGCCGGGCGCCCGGCTGTCGGTGAGATCTATATTACTCATCGTCGGATCGGTAAAGTCGTCAAAGAAAGTTCGATTGCCGAGCCGAAAGGCCGCCGGCGGCAACAGGCAGCTTTTCCAGGCATAAACACCGGACGCACCATCGCCGGTGTAGTTCGTACTTTCCGCCGCCGTGCCAGAACCGCTGTCCAGGTAAAACGTGGAAAACATGAAGCCGCCGGGTGCGCCCTGCTGGATGCCCATCGGCGTGTCGAGCATGCAGATATAAACGCCACCATCAAGCGGAGCTATCGTAGCCACGGAATTGGCCGCGGAGGTATTCCAAGTCTTTTCGGAGTCGGTACTCAAATTGCCAAACGCAAACGGTGCAACTCCGACCTGCCCGCCCGCAAGATCGAAGACCGCCTTGACGCCAGTTCCGATGCCTAAACTTTGGAAAGTGGCGCAGTTGAATCCTAGACAGATACGAGTCCGCTCCGCTGCCTTGACAATAACGGCGTTACGAAGCTTATAAACGCCGGTGAACATCTGCGAATTCCACCCAGACGTCAGGCCGTGCAGGGATGGACCCGATGCAGACTCGACAATCTTCTGCATGGTATTGGTGCCATCCGGCGCAACGGTGAAACCACCGAGACTGACCGTGTCCTGATTTGGCCCTGGGCCAAGGCCAGTGTTAATCTGGTCGGTGTTGAAAATCGGCCACTTGTTAACGTAATCCATCGCCGAATAGGCTTGGATTACCACCCCATTAGTAAAATCTGGGTGATACGGCATTGCCATCGTCAGGCGATCGGCCACTGGCCCGAAAAATGTCGTTGTCGGTGCCTGTCCAGTCGCCCCGAAACATCGGAAGCCTGGCATTTGTCAGCCCCTGAATCCGAAGATGGTAAACTGTGGCGGATTGCCGTAGTTCTGCGACTGGAACGCTTCCCCGGGTATGGACGGCGGGGGTGGCGGGGGCGGGGGCGGCACAAATCCTGAATGATCCACTGGAACGAACACCAACGGAACCCCGGCCGGTGTATTCTGCAAGTTGCTCTCAAGGCGGATTTGGCCATCCATCTGGATGCGCACCTGACCGCTCTGGGTCAGACGCATAGTCTGTTCTTCGACGTAATACGGTTCCGGCCGAGCATTGAGGATGGACACCGGATCGGGCGGCAGGATGATAGTGCCAAGCTGGCGGTTAGGCGTGTCGTATTCATCCGGATGAACGAGAACGCGCTTGTTGACAAGTTGGGTTCCGGCCCACTCGTATTGCCAGACAAGGTTTTCCTGGTTGCCGATCATACCATTGCGGTCAGACGTGCCCCACGCCCGCGGACTGCGGGCATCGGTTCTGGCACGTCGTGGATGCGGCCTCATGCCCTATCTCCGGTAATAGGCCGACAAGCCGGGCGCTAATACCAAAGGAACCGATTCCACATCCTGCGTCGCCGCTACCGTCCAAGCCTCGTCTGCGTCCGCTTTCCTTATCTGCTCGAGCGGCGGCGCGTAAATCCGCGCGAGACGGTGCGCCATGCCAGCGACAATAGCATCGAACCAACGATAAGGAACATTAGGCGTCTCTCCGCCCGCCATGTTGGCGTCTTGCATCTGGAGACAGGTGAAGTAGTCGAAGGTATACGGTCCAGCATTGTCGGGCACCGGATAAAACGTGATGGTGGGCGAAATCAGGCGATCAAACCAATACACAGTCGGCGGTCCCGGCGTCTGCTGATTGGCGTAACTCAGGTATTCAGTGCGGGAGATCGGAGTGATGTAGCGACGGGATTCCGATGGCGTGCCGATATTAAGCACAATCGAGGCGTCAAGGATCATGACCGTTTGCGGCGAGATCGCATAGGTAGCGGTCCCAGCCGTCAGCACGGTTTGGGTACGAAGAACTTCCCAAAGGTTGGGTTGCTTGTTCGACCATTGCGCGAACATGAAGTTCAACTCACGGCGGGCGGAAAACATATGTTCCTGCCGTATCTCCGGCGCACGCACCTGAATGCGCTCGAATGCGGCGAGGACAAGTTCGCCGTTCGATGGGACAAAGTTAAATGTGCCACTCGATGTCATTTACCGACCAGCGTCCAGTTGCTACCATTCCACCATGCCAGTATTTTAACCGAACCTCCGCCGCCGGTGACAGTGGTGCCGAACGTCGTGCAGGTGCCGTCGCCACAGTTTCCAGCCGCCCCGTCACTGATATAAGCCATCGTCCCGGTTACCGCGGGCGGCAAGGTGGCGAATGTCAAAGCGGGAAACGACCCAAATGGCCGGGTATTGCTGCCAGACGCATCGGCCGCAAACACATAATCGACAAAGACGGGCATAGCATTGTGGGCCAAAAGGCCCAGAATGATACCCCCCGCCAGAATCAGCCAAGGTTTCATCCCGCCATCTCCTTCTTCGTCTTAAGCCTTACGACGGTGTGCTCCTCGGCCATACTAGCATCCTCGGCCGGAACATTATAGCCGCAATACTTGCACCACATGGCCTGGTAGGCCCGCTCGACGACCTTGCAATAGTCTTTCACCACCGGCGAATCCATCAATTCGCTCCGCAGCGTCTTTCTGGCGGATCGGAGCATTTCGATGTCGTTAGCCAATGCGACGGCCTTTTCGACGTATTCGTCCTCCGAGCGGGCAATCCAGTCGCCTCGCCCCATGCATGTCAGCACGCTTGCGGTATTCCGGCCAGAGCATTGGGTTCCATAGAGCGTAATAATCGGCAGCCCCATGTAAAGCTGCTCCAGGCTGACAATGCCGCCGCCGTGAGGGAACGGGTCTAGCTGCAAGTCGCTGTTGCGATAACCCTGCAAGTGCTCCTCATGGCTCGAGCCGATGATGAACTGAATTCTTTCCCGCCCAATGTCGAACCCCTTCATGATGTCGAGAACCCGACGAATCGAATAGGGCCTGCCATAGGCGCTATCCTTCAGCCGCAAGACAGAATCCGGCACTCTATGCAGGATCTTGGCAAAACACCGCAGGCACGCCTCGGACAGCTTTTCGTAACGCGCCGATGACCCGAAAGTGATGTAGCCATTACCCGCATACGGCAGTAGCGAATTTTCCTTAAACACGTATTTCGGCTTCCGGAACGTTACCAGGCACGGCAGATCCCAGATTTTTTCCGCAAACCACTGCCGTTCCTCCTGCGGCACGGACACCTCATCGGCAAAGAAGTAGTCGATTTCCGGCACGCCCGTCCCGTGGGCAAAGCCCCACGCCGTGACCTGGATAGGGGCCGGTTTCCGCACGAATATCGGTAATCGTCCGCCACTGGTATGGGCGGCGATGTCAACCAGAATATCGATCTTGTCGTCGCGGATCATGTCAGCGGTATCGTCATCGCTCTTGCCTTCGATATCGCGCCAGCGGTCTTCCGCCGCCGCCTTGAACTCTTTCGACCACGGATCGGCATCCGGGTTTACCGCTAATGACGAATAGAAATACGGCAGGACTCTCGTTTTGTCGTGATTAAGCAATACGTTACCGAAGATCATCGCGGCTGAATGCTGCTTGAAATCGCCCCCGACATATCCAACACGCAAGGGACGAGGCCATGCCTCGTCGTGGCGAACCCGGCGGACGGTACCCTTGAACTTGACGGAGTCATAAAACCGCTTGCGCTGCCGCAACAAATCTTCCGGTGTGGCAAACGTCAAAGTTTGCGCAAAACAGGAATTCATTCCGGCCTGAAGGTGATCCGGTTCGTCATCGAGAATTTCATTATACAGCGGAACCGCTCTGTCCGAATGACCCGCAGCCCCCAGGATCAGCGCCATCACCAGTTTGGGAGCCGTCTTGCCAAGGTTCCCTTCGTCGGTTTTCCCCATCTCGATGGCGAGTTCGCCATATTTCATGGCCTCGTCGATGCGGCCTGCGTTAAGGCACATCATAGCATAATTCATTCGCACGGCGGCCGATTTATCATCGAACAGCATGGCGCGTTCCAGCGTCAGCATTCCCTGGTTAAGGTCGCCCTGGGTAGCTAGGGTAATGCCGTGGTTGAGCGTCGCAATGACGTGCGATGGATCAATGCCGAGGGCCTTGAGGTAGTGACGGGCGGCATCAGCAGGGCGGTTGCCCATCTGCGCCTCGACGCCAAGCTTTACCCATTCATCAGCGGGCTCGGCACCAGCAGCAGGAACGATCATGTATTGTGCAGTCATATGTCTAATCCATTGTTATGGTGATGGTGATAGTCCACGTTACAGGATATCCAGCAAGCGCAGCAATTTGTAACGGCTGCAATGCGCCTGGATAGAGATAGCTTTCCACGGCTGTTTGCCCAGACAAATGCTGCGGTAACGTAATGTTCGGAAAGGCTTTCGTATAGGACAGTACAGAAAGCCCAGTCGCCAAGGGCTGCAATCCGCCAGGAAAGAGATAGTTGTAGACCAGGCTCTGCCCAGATAAATGTTGAGGAAGTGGAACGCCGGCCATCACACCAACCCCAACGTAGCGGGGCCGCCGTTCAAAGTTGATGTTCCGGTGAGTGTCGCGTTGGCTCCGCCAACCGAATCCGGTTCCGGCGAGGCTCCAGTCATCACCCAGTTATTCTTCAGGCCCGTTGCAATTGATGCTGCACGCGCTCCGTGCGCAAGCAAAAGCACTTGACCGGCGCTTAGGCAAACATCCCAAATGGCGATATCAACCAACTGGCAAGGTACATATCGAGTAGTAGACGTGAGGTCGTCGGCAAACATTGCCGCCCCGAAATTCGTGCCAGAAGCACTCGTAACGGTCTGCGGCGTCCCGTTCACCGCACCATTTATATAAAGCGTCACTGTCGCCCCGTCACCCGTCACCGCCATATGATACCATTGGCCGACCGCGAGCGTTGACGCACTTGGCCACGGATTGCACGTGACAAGGTTCATTGCGGTAACGGTTCCAGTCTGGAAAGCAATAGTTCCGTTGCTCTCTACATAAAACAGCCAAGTTGGATTCGAAAGTGTAATCAATCCGGCGAAAGCGGATGCCGGAAGCGCATTCAAATAAACCCACCAAGCGACAGTCAATCCTGTTTGCGCACCCGAGCCCGTGGCTCCCGCAGAGGCGAATTCACTTGTGCCATTGAAATTTCGCGCCAGCACGTTGTCCATCGGGAAGGCGTTGGCGTATGAGAGAACGCTGGGCATTACTTCAACGTATAGTTTTCTGTAGACGAGGCTACGTATGGGTCAACACCGAGCGCGGTGTCGTGCGGACTAGCGTTGATTGCATTGTAGTTCGCGGTATTATTGTAATACACATTATAGTCGATGAAATTCGCAACCTGCGTATTGGCCGCGGCCGTCCCGACGTCGGCCGTCAGGCCGAATTTCCCGGCGCCGACTTGATTACTGATGATGTTATTGAGAATGACCGCATAGGCGACACTGCCCTGATCGACAATCTCGATGCCATGACCTGCATTGCCGTCGATGGTGTTGTTTTGTGCGTCGTTGTTTCCCGTCCCCTGCGATTGATCCATCAAGAGCCCGTTGAGGACGTTTTTTGCAAGCACACTTCCGTTAATCGTGGCGTTTCCGGTCATATGCACGCCGTGTCCAGGCAGATCGTGAAAATTGCAATTTATGATCGTCGCGTCGATATAAGTCCGAATGGCGGACCGCGTTCCGGTGCCGCCCTGCGACGAAAAGAATTCGCAGCCCAGCGTGGTAAGATAAGGACAGTTGACCGTACCCCATGAATCATTGCCAAAAAAATCGATAACCGTTCCAAACAGCGTCATGTTGGTTTGGCTGGCGAAAACACCGCTGCCAGCAATCAAGGAAACCAAATATAGTCCGAATACGGAATAAAATGATGCGCCGCCGGCGCTAAAACCGTTGCCGTTTGCAATCTTGATGACTGGCATGCCGCCCGTCGTGTCTGGCGGTGCCTTGTAGCCGGGGGTAGCCGGGTCGTTGACAAAATAAATCCTGCCTGCCGTTGTATTGCCATTGACGGCCGGCATGCCGCCGGACGGCAGCGTGAAGTCATAAGTATACGCGGCCGGGTTCGGCGTGCCGGAACCCAGAATATAAACGATATTTCCCGGAACCAGTGGTGCCGTGTTCGTCCAAAAAGTCGCCCACCCGCCGCCGATATTGTAGGTTACCGAAGTTCCCGTCGTGCCCGGTGAGGTCTGCAACGTCAACGTCGTCCCGCTCGGCACCGCGGTAATAAAGGTGTAAGTCGTCGTAATTCCGGTACCCGCCACCCGGATGCCGTTGCCGATCAGCGCGGAGGTAAATGACGCACCGGTATCCGTCAGTGTCGTCGTGGCCGTCGATACGACGCCAGCGGATTGCGTAACCTGCGCGGCGTCCTGTTGCGAAAAGTCCGTGCCGGCGCTAGCAATGCCGGGATCATAGCCCCCGCCGTTATTGTCGCTCCCGCTCGGCCGAACACGCCAGATCGCTGTTGCATTGGCTGCCAATTACCCGCTCCTTCGCAATCATGATCACAGCATATTATTCGGGCCGGTCGCCAAGACAAACAATGCCTCGTTGGATGGCGTAAAATTCGTCGTCTGCATGGTCTGCAAAATGCCAAATAGGTTCGTCACCTGTGTGTCGGTCAACGTCGTCGCCCCGGCATAGCTCGTCCCGTCAGGGATTGAAATACCCTGCGGCGACCCCAGAATGCCCAACACGCTAGCGTTCCAGTTTTGCACCAAGGCAGCAATGGTGTTGTTTAATTGCCACATCTGTACGGTAGCAGCGCGCTCGAGCAGGACGAAGTTCTTGACGATCGCCTGTTGCTCGGGGGTTGCTGTCGAATAGCTCATTGTCATTCCTTTCTGGTTAGAACAGATACCCCAAGAGGTTAAACATCATCGTTGCCGACGTATTCGTCGTTCCCGGATAGTTGAACCACAGCATGATGGTTTGAGTAAGACCGCCACCGATATCCAACTGGCCGCCGACAATACCGACCGACAACGCGGCCGGTCCAAACCCTATCGGTATTTTTACCAATTGCGGCTTGGTGCTGAGGATGGCCGGCGATGTAGCCGTCCCCGTCGTGCCGGCACTCGAGTAAGCCACTTGGAAATACCCCGCCGTGGGCGTTGTCGCGCCTGCTCCGGTGACAAAGATATTGACTGCGTATAGCCGAAAGTTGGTGGCCGGAATAGACCACGCACTTGTCACCGTCGCGGCGGTAGTGCCGACGTTGATAGTAAACGGCGTAAGAACCGACGATGACGCGGCGGCGGCCAACAGAATGGTTCCCGCAATATTCACCGGGACCTGGGCCGACTGCTGAATAGTAACGCCAGTCGACTGTTCGGCGGAAAACGAGGAAAACATCACAGAGAAGGCCGAGAACCCGGTCACCGTGACCGAGCCGGCCAAAAGCGTTACAAGGGTTCCAACCGTTGATACGATCGCCATCGTCTGCGTTTGGACAAAAAGCACAGCCAACCCTGTCGTCAGGCTAGACTGAGTCGTCGTCGCTCCACTGTTGACAATCGTGCCACTAATAGCCACCACGCCAAGCAGCGTTACAATAGTGGCGACGGTGGAAACAACAGCCATAGTCTGGGTCTGGGCAAGCCAAACACCCAACGCGGTAGACATCGCGCTCTGGCTGGTGGCAGTTGCAGGCGCTGGCCCACTGATGGACACCGACACGGAAACGCTGACGGATACCGTGTTGCCGATCCAAACCGGCAGTCCAGTAATGCCTGACAAGCCGGAAGCCGTCGTCGTACCGGCCAGTGTCTGAATCGCCACAGTCATTGTCTGCGTCGGCGCTAACCACACGCCCAGTGCCGTTGACATGGCACTCTGCGATGTCGCCGTTGCAGCGGCGCCGCTACCGCCAACCAGCCAGACCGGCAAGCCGGTGACACCGGAAAGCCCGGACGCCGTGGTCGTTGGCACAATGCCGGAGATCTGAACTGATCCGGCATTGACTTGAGAAACAAGTACCGTGCCGAGTAGAGTTACGATGGTCGCAACCGTGGATACGGTAACCAACGAAACCGTGCCGGAAACAACGGCAGACACGGACAATCCAGGCACCACACTGACAACCTGCGTGCCAAGGATAGTCACGATGGTGGAAACCAGCGAGATGGTTTGCGTCTGAACGAAAATGACGGGAAGTCCGGTCGTCAGGCTCGACTGCGTCGTGGTGGCACCACTGTTGATGATCGTGCCGCTGATCTGCACCGTGCCAAGCAGGGTCACGATGGTCGCCACAGTAGACACGGTCACCAAAGAAACCGTACCGGAGACGACGGCCGAGACAGACAATCCAGGCACGACTGAGACAACCTGCGTGCCGAGGATGGTCACAATGGTATTGACAGCCCCGATAGTCTGCGTCTGCACAAAAACAATCGGAATGCCGGTCGTTAGGCTCGACTGCGTCGTTGTGGCACCAGCGCCGCCAATAGTAACACTCGCCCCAGGAACCTGAGAGACAAGCACAGTGCCGAGTAGGGTTACGATGGTAGCTACCGTGGACACCGTGACAAGCGACACCGTACCACTGACCACCGCCGACACCGACAACCCTGGAACAACCGTTACCACCTGCGTGCCAAGCACCGTCACGATGGTGGAAACCAGCGACATGGTCTGAGTTTGGGCTAGCCAAACGCCGAGGGCCGTGGACATGGCGCTCTGAGAGGTAGCCGTCGCCGTCGCCCCGCTGCCACCGCCAACCTGCCATACCGGTAGGCCGGTGACGCCGGACAGGCCAGACGCGGTCGTGGTCGGTACAATGCCCGAGATGGAAATTGGCCCGGCTTCACTGACCAACACCGTGCCAAGCACAGTTACGATGGTGGACACCAGCGATAGGGTCTGTGTCTGCGCTAGCCAAACGCCCAACGCAGTCGACATCGCACTCTGCGATGTGGCTGACGCGGTGGCACCGCTGCCTGAGCCGGGGTTCGCTACCCAGACCGGAAGACCTGTGACACCCGACAGGCCGCTAGCCGTGGTGGTAACGACAATGCCAGAGATTGAAACCGGTCCCGCCTCAGAAACCAAGACGGTTCCCAACACCGTCACAATCGTTGAAATAAGCGATAGCGTCTGTGTTTGAGCGAGCCATACCCCAAGTGCGGTAGACATGGCACTTTGGCTAGTGGCTGACGCGGTCGCGCCGCTTCCGCTGCCCGGGTTCGCTACCCATACCGGCAAGCCGGTAACGCCCGACAATCCGGATGCGGTCGTGGTTCCAGAAATAGTCGCCAGCGAGACAGTGCCCGAAACCACCGCAGAAACCGATAGGCCAGGAACGACAGAAACGATCTGCGTGCCGAGAATAGTAACGATCGTAGATACCAAGGACAGCGTCTGCGTCTGAGCAAGCCACACGCCCAATGCCGTAGACATTGCGCTTTGCGATGTTGCACTCGCAGTGGCCCCACTGCCGGAACCCGGATTCGCGACCCAGACCGGTAGACCGGTAACACCAGACAGGCCGCTGGCCGTTGTGGTGGCTACCACGCTCGAGATGCTTACCGCAGCGACTTGGGACACCGCCACGGTGCCGAGCACCGTCACGACTGTGGAAACGACCGTAATGTTCAGGATGGTGCCAACGGTCGATACCAAAGCCATGGTCTGCGTCTGGGCCAGCCAGACGCCAAGAGCGGTTGACATGGCGCTTTGGCTGGTCGCGCTAGCCGTTGCACCACTGCCAGAGCCAGGATTCGCGACCCAGACGGGCAAGGCAGTGACACCGGAAAGGCCCGACGCCGTCGTCGTTGGCGTCACACCGCTAATCAAGGCGGTGACAGTCATCGTTTGGGTTGGGGCCAGCCACACGCCCAAGGCGGTAGACATCGCACTCTGGCTAGTCGCGGACGCGGTGGCCCCACTGCCCGAACCTGGATTGGCAACCCAAACGGGAAGACCTGTAACACCGGACAGGCCCGAAGCCGTGGTCGTTCCGGAAATAGTGGCTAGCGAAACCGTGCCAGACACGACGGCCGAAACCGACAAACCCGGCACAACGCTGACAACCTGGGTGCCGAGAATGGTAATGATGGTGTTGACTGCGCCCAGCGTCTGCGTCTGGACAAAAATAACGGGAATACCAGTCGTGAGGCTCGATTGAGTTACAGTTGCACCCGCCCCCGACAGACTTACCGCAGCCACCTGCGAAACGGCAACGGTTCCCAAAAGCGTCCCAATTGTCGAAACGGTCACCAACGAGACGGTGCCGGAGACAACAGCCGAAACGGACAGGCCAGGCACCACCGACACCACGGCAGTGCCAAGCACGGTTACGATCGTGGATACCAGCGATATCGTCTGAGTAGGTGCGAGCCACACCCCCAACGCTGTAGACATGGCGCTTTGCGATGTGGCGGTAGCGCCGCTTCCGGTACTGGGATTCGCGACCCATACGGGCAGGCCGGTAACGCCGGAGAGTCCACTAGCCGTTGTCGTAGCGGCAATGCTCGATAGGCTGACCGCTGCGACCTGCGACACCGCCACAGTGCCCAACAGCGTCGCTACGGTGGACACCAAGGCCATCGTTTGCGTTTGGGCTAACCAGACCCCCAAGGCCGTGGACATCGCGCTCTGCGACGTTGCCGAGGCCGTAGCGCCGCTGCCTGAACCAGGGTTCGCCACCCAAACCGGAAGGCCTGTAATACCCGATAAGCCACTTGCCGTGGTCGTCGGAGCCACCCCAGAGATAGCCGCCGTCACCGTCTGAGTAGGCGCCAGCCAGACACCAAGCCCGGTGGACATCGCACTCTGGGACGTCGCCGACGCGGTTGCCCCGCTACCGGACCCCGGATTAGCCACCCAGACTGGGACGCCGGTAACCCCAGACATCCCGCTGGCCGTCGTCGTCGGCGCAATCCCGGAAATCTGAACCGATATCGTCTGACTGCCGGCCAGCCAGACGAAAGCGCCGGTGACACCTGTGGACGCCTGCGTCGTGGTTTGAGGGCCAGCGGAAATGCTGATGCCGCTGATACTGATACCGGAAACGGCAATCTGCTGGCCAGACGCCAGCCAAACAAGCTCGCCGGGGCCGGTTCCCTGCGTCGTTACTACCAGATCGGGGGAATTGTTGCCGCTTGCGTCCATTTAGCGGCTCTCTGAGGCTAACTCCGCAGCCAAAATGGAATTCAGACGCTCAATCTTAGCATGATACTTGGCGGCCGTGTCCGCACTCTCCGCAGCGGCGGCCCTTGCCGCCTCATCCGCCTTGCGATGCGCATCTGTTGCCGCCTTGGCCACGGCATCAGCCGCTTTGACATCCTTCAGTTTTTGCTTGGCGTTGGCCAACGTTTCCGTGGCCTCCTTCCGCATATCGTCCACCTCGCGCAAGGCACGCTGCCGAACGGTTTCCGCATCCGCTACCTTCTGTTCCGCCTCTTTCTGGGCGTCGGCCTTCAGGCGCATCACCTGCCCCTGCGCGTCCTGCACAAGTTCAGTGGCTTTAGCCCGAGCGTCGGCCAGAATGGCCGCTGCAGCCTTCTGGGCATCAGCGGCTTCCTTCAGTTTCTCTCTGGATTGGTCGAAGGCGTCCTTGGCAGTCGTTCCCAATCGCAGCGCGACCAAGGCCTGCTCGTATTCGGCCTTCTTCTGTTGCAGCAGGTTTATGCGAGACACAAAGTCCAACCCGCCCTCGAACGCCAAATCGACGTCGCCGGTTGTGCGCTGCTGCGCAATGCCTTGGGTTCCGATAGGATCCGCCATTACGGTCCGCCAATCCCAGCTTGAATGCCGATCGCGCGTATCGTAGCGGTTCCGCCGCTAATCAGCAAACGCCACGCCGTAATCGGATCGTTAGACGAGCCGTCAATCGTGGCTGTCTGGTTGGTTATCGTTGGATGATTGAATGCCTGCGGCGCCGTCACGCCAACCGGCAGGTTATTCGGATCGTCATACGTATATTGAATTGTGAACGTCGCATTGAGCGTTCCGGACAAGATGCAGGCATATTGGATGTTGACCGGCGTAACGTGCCAATTGACGATGTTCCACAGACTGCCGCCGTTCGAATCGGTTCCAACCGACACCGCCCCGCCGATATTGCTGGCCGCCGTGATGGAAATAATCTTGAAGTAGTCCAGCAGCGTTTCTCGCTGCGTTGCATTGCTGCCGGTTATCGTTTCGCTGATCGTCATATTGGCCTGGTTGAGGCCGACAATACGAAACGTGTTTGCACTTTCGTTGGCGGCAAACGTGAAGTTGACGCGGCGCTGCACATCCAGCGTCACTGGAATGCTCACCAGCGGCAATATGGTGGTTGCCGTGCTGTAATTGTTGACAATGACCGTGGTTGAACTGGCGATCAGGCCATATTGGACGACAGTTGGCTGCATGGAGCGCCTCTCCTAACTATGGCGCTTCGGATGTGCGCCCTCGTCATGCTGCTTGATGCCAGGAAATTTCTTATGCACCGCAGCCCGGATATGCGCTTTTAACTCAGGCCCGGCATTGCCACTCGCCCTTGCAAGCGCGTCCCTGGCATGACTCAGGTCATTAATGGGGTACGACCTGTCCGGGCCGGCGAATGTTGACGCCGGCAGCCTGTTGCGCTTCGCCGCCGTCAATTTGGCCATAATTCACCTACTTGGGCGTCCCGCCGTAACTATCCTCTGACTTCGGATGCGATTCCGCACCTGATGTGCGATGCGCGGACGACAACGGGCTGCGGTCAGAACCGACCCCACCGCCACGCTTACGGCCCGGACGATCAAGCCGAGGGCGAACATTGCCGCCGGTCATCAGGCCGAGCACCTTGCCGCCATCCTTGCGATGATGCTTGGCGCGTCCGCCGTGCTTTTTCGGCTCGTGACCTTCGCGCTTCTCGTCGCCCTTGTCGTAAGGCTCCTTGCCTTCGGCCTCTTTCTTAACGTCAGGATTGCCGGACACCCACATTTCTTCACGGCCGCCGGCCGCTTTCTTGTGCCGTTTGCCGTGGTGATGGCCTTTTGCGCCCTTCATCGGATCGCTCCTTCTTAAGCCTGTGTCGTGCCGAACATCTGCATGAGATTGTTCGGTGTCGTCAGCGTCATAGCATACGGCGGTACGTCGTGCGCAACGGTAAATCGCAGCACGTTGTTAGTCGTCGCCGCATTTGTCAGGGCCGACCCGCCGCCAATGCCGGACAACTGGATCACACCGCGCACGTCCAACGTCGTATTGGTCGCCGCAACCATGGAGGCCGCCGAGAAACCGACGTTATTGAGCGACGCCGTGTTGCCAGCCCAATACTCCAATTGCTGCACATAGTCACATTTGAACGCCAACCCCATCACATCGGAAATGCCAAGGCTAAGATTGGCCGTCCCCGTATTGGCCGTGAACACGCCGGATGAAATGTACTTGAACGCCTTCTTGCCATAGACCGGAGTGGTACCGGCCGAAGCCGTCATCTGTTCGGTCATCAGGTTGTGATAGATATCGTAACCCGTAATGGTCACAGCGCCCGCACCGGATGCGGCGTTGGTGGATACCTGTACCTGCAAACCGCGAGCGCAATTCTCGGCCGGATTTGCAACGCGCAACTTACCGGCCGCCAGATGCTTGGTTACTCCGTTCGGAATTGTGGCCGATGGCCCAAACTGATAGGCGGGCGGCACCAATCCCGTGGCGAACGCATTGGCCCCGCCGATAGGGATGCCAAGCGCTGTCGCCGGCAGGTTCGGACCGACCGTAATGGAACTCGTGGCACCCGCCGTCGAGCCAAGCGACTGCACCTGCGTGATTAGGCTCGCCGTACCCGCCGCATTGGCCACATTGCCCAGAACAACCCATTGTCCAACCTGGAACAGCGTATTATTCGGGCAAGTCACCACGGAACTATTGGCTACCGTCGTGCCCGTGGTAAAGCCAAAATCCAGCGCAATGACATTGATCGGCGTTGTCGTGCCGCTCGGGATAAACGGCACACCGAAAGCAATCGAAGCCGCGCCAGCCGAAAAGTTCGTCACCGCGACCGTCGCTAGAGCGACTGTTGAACCGATGGTTCCGATCTGCGCCGCCCCAAGCAACGTCGTGTTGAAAGTCTGCGGAATGGTATCAACACCGATCAGCGACGGGTTGACCATAAAGGCCGGCGCCGTAGCCGGATTCCCAGTCGCAGGATACACAGCATGCGGATCAAGCAGCGCATAGCCCTGATACGATCCGCTCGGTCCGTCGAACGGCTGGATTGAAGCGGATGTGCCGCTCTCGACCTCGAGAGCCCCCATCGAGACTACGGGACCGCGGAAATTAGTGTCACCCATAAGGTCGCTCCGTCAGTCGCGCATTACGAAGATGGGAACTCGCCCCACGCTGCACGTGGGTCGTTGTACCCGAAACTGTAACGCTCGTAGGCCTTTACGAGCAGGTTGTCAGTAATATTGTCAACCCACATGTCGCTCTCGTATGGCACGCGCAGCATGTGGATGAGCCCTTCGATGTTCGTGGTCAGGAACCACGCGAAGTTGCTCGTGAGGAAGTCCAAAACGATGAAGCCTTCCGGCAGACCGCCCGAAAGCGTCAGGATGGCGTTCACATCGTTGTCGGCCGTACCAGGTCGAAGCTCCGTCTTGGTCAACCGAATAGCGATCGGCTCGAGGTTCGGCGGCACCACAAGACGCCTGGCACGCGACAGAATACGCAAGCCGCGTTCGTTGACGAACTGGGTGCGAACGTTGGTCATATCGGCCAACAGCGTCGATTCGTTGAGGCTCTTGGGCACAGTCGAGGTATTGGCCCAGGTTCCGCCATCGAACGGATGTGAGGCCGAGAACAGCGCCACACCATCGCCAACGATGGAAGCGTTATAAGTCTGCCCAAGATTCAGGACGTTTGCCGCCTGAATTTCCTTGAACTGCGCGAAAGCCTCTTGAAGCTTCAGATTGGTCGGATTGAACTGCTGCTTGTAAAGCAGGTCATCAATGGCCTTGCGCGTGATTGCGTAACCCAGCGCGACCTCAAGATGCACGAACGCCCACGTAAATCGCTCGCCGGAGTTGTTGTCGAACTGTGTTGCCGCCCCCTCATCCTTGAGGTACGGCAACGCTACGAACGCCATTTGCGTCGAGCGTTCGACCGCCATGTTCGATTGGCGTGTCGTGAAGACTCGGTCCCACTGCCGTGGGATCATGTCGTAACTGCCGCGGACATCGAACAGTCCAGGAAGCAATTCCGACCGAATGTTTGCTAATGCGACGGGCATTGGTCATTGCTCCTTACAGGCCACCGCCCAACGTGCGGTAGGTCTGGCTGTTGAATGCGACGATTACCCAATTGTAGTTAGTGGTCGGGTCCGACCCGTTGCCGATGCCGGGATAGAGCGACACAATCTTGAAAGGCAGGGCAGAAGCCGTCGTGCCAGCCGTGGCAACCGTGCCGGGATCAATGGTTGCGATCGAGAAGCCGCCGCCTGTCGTGTTGGGGGCGCCGCCGGAGAAGTTCACAAGTTCGCCAATGGTGCCGGAACCGAGCGGGGCGCTGTAAGACGCGACCCTGAACAAGGCGCCTGGGCTGTTAATGATGTACGCGGTTGCGACCGTGCCGCCCTGCGCTCCAGGCCAGAATGGCGAGTAAATCGGTGCGCCGCCGCCGCTTGGCGTATACCAACAACCCTGAAAAATGCCCATCAGGACGTTGGACGTAACGGTTGTCGGCGTCGCCAAGGCGATAAAAGCCGAATTAGTCGCTTCTTTGACGACCGGATCGCCAAACCCGATTTGCGTCGAGTAGGCCGGACGGATGGGAACTTGGGTCAATTGATAGTCGACGGCATACCCAGGCAAATAGCCGAAATGGGCGAATCCGTACTGCGACTGTGTATTAGCCACGGCGTTAGGCTCCGAGCTAGGGCTATCAGCCCGTACCCGGCAGGCGCTGCCATGGTTAGTGGGGCGGTTAAACCGTCACGGCGCGTGACGATCAGGGGATCAAGACTGCAGGCG